TACATTAAGAACATCAAAATAACAAGTGCAGGAAGTGGTTATACTAGTGCACCAACAGTTACAATTACTGGTGCAGGTACAGGTGCAACTGGAACAGCAAACATCGATGGAAGTGGTACGGTAATTAGTATAACTATTACAAATAGCGGCCTTGGTTATGACAGTGCTACAAATATCTCACTTAGCGGTGGTGGAGGAAGCGGTGCAAGTGCAACAGCAATAGTAACAAGTGCTGATACCAAATGGGTAAGAGTAACGGGAATTTATAATGATGGTCTAGGTATTGACAACAGTGTTGGTACACCTACTGGTATCGATCAAATTGGACGTGGCAGTATTTCACTAAGTGGTGTAATACCAAGTGGTGCTCGTATTAAACGTATTGTTACTAGTTGGGCAAATGAATTAGAAAGTGCAACAAAAACACAACTATTATCATTGTTACAAAATAACACTAGTTTTGGTTTACGATATAATGCTACAGCACAAGAATGGACAATTGTTAATAGTAGTGATATGGTAACCAGTAGTTTAACTAACAATAATCCAAGTAGTTGGAGCAGACAATATGAAGGCGACACAACTGGTACTGGACTTGATAATAGTTGGATTATAAGACTAAATTATACATCAACAGAGTGGGAAATAATTACTCGTAAAACACGTTATGTATTTGGCAGCGATGCACAACTGAAGTTTAACAACTTAAATTTTCAAGAAACATTTAGCAGTGAAACACTCAAGCCAAGTATGGATTCAATAAAAGTACTGGGCATAAACACAACTAGTTCAACTAACAGTGTTCCATTAGGTAATGACTATACACTAAACGCATTTGGATATTTTACATACCCAGATGGGTTTACTGATCCAAATAAAATTAGAGTAACACTTGCGTCTCCTAGTAATGAAGGTTATCCAATTAACCCAAGTGCGTTCCATGACATTGTAGGAACTGATACTATTAAACTTGGTACAACTGATATTGACGGATTTACATATACAGTACGTGACGACACTGGTACTACTACAGTACCTGGCCGCAGTACACTATCAAGTAAGTTTACAAGAACCGCAGATATTAATCAAGTTATTGATCCAGCAAAAACAAACATTATTGACACTTACGTTTTACTATCAAGCTATGAAAATTCATTCCGTACATGGGCACTGTATGATGGCAGAGGCTACACAAAACCAATAGCACCTACTATTAGCCAACTTAATGACTTGTTTACCAGTTTGGAAAACAAAAAGTCAATTAGTGATCAGATAATTTATAGACCAGTCAAATATAAAATATTGTTTGGCAATCTAGCAAGTAGCGAACTTCAAGCTAAATTTACTGTAACAAAAACTACTAATAGTTCACTTAGTGATGTAGAAATTAAACAACAGGTTATCAATTTAATACAACAATACTTTAGTATTGATAACTGGGACTTTGGTGAAACATTTTACTTCACTGAACTAGCAGCTTATATACACAATCAAATGGTTGGACAAGTTGCACAAATAACAATCCAATCAGTAGATAATCAAGCAAGCCCAAATGCATTATTTGAAATATTCAGTGATAGTGATGAACTGTTTTTACCAGTTGTTACAACAAGTGATATAACAGTAAACAAAACAATCGTTTACAATCCAACAACTATTGCAACCAACAGCGGAGTTAGTATCAGATGAGCACAAAATATCATGCCAATCCAGTCGTAGCAGCACATTCTACTAGACCAGGAGAAAGTTTAGAGTACGTTGGAACACGTAACACTACTGAACTCTTGCCAGCGGTTTTTCAAACTACTGTAAACAAGAAGTTTTTAGATAGCACACTTGAGCAACTATTGTCGAGTGGTAGCATGCAAGCGATTAGTTATTATATAGGTAACACTATTGGTAAAAAGGTAGATGAAAGTTTCTTAACTGATAGCCGTGAAGCTGATAATTATCAGTTTGTGCCAGGTGCTGTGGTGCGTGATGACAACAGAAATATAACATCAGCAATGTCATATGATGACATGCTGGACATGCTAAAATATAATGAAGTAGACACTGTAAATACAAACCGTATTTTTAACGAGCCAGGTTACACACTTGACTTACCAATTAACTATGACATGTTTATTAACTATCATCATTACTTTTGGTTACTTGACTTTATGCCAATTTGTGTAATTGAGCCCACAGCCAGTGACCCAATTTCTCCAACTAACTTTACTGGATTGCCATATTATACAACACCTACTTTGACAAATGGCAAACAGCTACCATTTCAAAATGGTATGCGAGTACGTTTTACTGGTTCAAACTTCACACAAAGTGGTGATGTGATAAAAAATGACATTTATATTATTGATGGTGTTGGCACAAGTATCACATTAACTAAACAGTTTGAATATGCTGCATCACAATCAAATTACGGAAAAAGAGTTTGGAATAATAGTACAATATATGGTGTACAGGAACCAAGTCAATGGGATGGAAGTGACACTGCATTTGTTTATCCTTCTTACGACCTAACAACTTATGATGTATTAAGTAGAGATTATGTGGTAGAACAAAGACACAGTGTTGACCAAAGTGCATGGAGTCGCCGCAACTTATGGATACATGAAGAAGTAGTTGGTATAATTTGTGAGTTCAATGGACTAACAGCAAGTGATTACACCTTAGATAAATTTCGTGGTGTAAGGCCAATTATTGAGTTCCGTGCTAACATTGAAAAATATAATCATGGATCTAATAGTCTTGGTAGTGTAACACATATTATTGATAATGTTGCTGATCCTGCAACTACTATTGTTGGTGCGTTAAACTGGAATATGGCATTTGACATTACTACTAACTGGACTAATACTGGATACGATTACGGTCAAAATGTAAGGGTGGCACAAAACGGTACAATTGCATACTATAATTGTATCAAAACACACACAGTAGCTAAAAATCCAACCTTTGGTGAAAATAACATCTACTGGGCTCGTATTGACGTAAGAAACTTGCAAAACAATGACACAATATTATTTTTAGATTCTACAAATAGTACATACAATAACAGAATTTTTAGAGTGTCTGCATCGTCTGGTGTTGTAACAGCATTAACAGAGATATATGGTGCATCATCTACAACATTAAATGTAGGAGATTGTATTAACGTTCTTATTGGTTATAACAACGTATTTGGAGAGTCTTATCCAAACAAAATATACGGTGGTAGTGAATGGCACTGGGATGGATCAGCGTGGGTTTACTCACAACAAAAAACGTATCGTAGTGAAGGTATCAAGTTTAAATTATATGACAGTAATAGTATTGCACTTGATAATACAACAGTATATCCAAATAATAATTTTCTTGGGGATACAATTTTTAACTATGGTACGAGTAGTAGCTCAACAGAAGATTTAGCACTTGGATTTGCTCCACGTTATGAAGACTACGGTAATGAACCAGGATTAAGTTTTGATATGGGTCTAGGCAGTGTTCGTTATGCATACAATGTTATTAACACACAAGATACACCAGAAAATAAAAGTGCAAGTGGATCAATAGAAATACCAGGATACTACTACTATAAAAAGTTGGTTAGTAACAATTACTACAATGGTTGGAGTGAAATTAGAAATTCACAGCCAGTTAGTAAACATATACAATATATTACAGATAACACAACCCCATTTATAGTACCAATTGGAACTAATGATATATCTGCAGATAACAGATTTTTAGTTAGTAAGCGTGGCGTTAATACAGAATTCTACTCATACAAAACAGGGCTAAGTCAGTTAACTCGTATCAATGGTGTCAACCCTGCTCTCTTTATAGATAGAAATAAGTCGTATACATTTAAAACAAACTTTGACGTATTCGATTTAAGTTTTACAAAGACAAATGGCGCAACACTTACTGGAAGTGGTGTAACTGTTACATTATTAGGAAACAACCAAGTCAGTGTTACAGCAGATAATACGTTCTTAGATGCGGCAATTAAATATCGCTTAGTTGGCACACAAGTCACCGGTCTAATATACATCAATAGTAATAGCATAAGTGACAACATCACTGTTACCAAAAACGGTGTGGCATTTACTAACTATACAATACAAAACAATAGTGTAAATGTCAATAGTGGATTTTCTGCAGGAGATATTTTTGACATTGTTTGGTCAACATATGATAATGTTACACAAGGCAACAATATAGCAAGTGATACACATATTTTAAACTCACAAAATGAACTTTTAACAACTGTTAGTTTTGGTGATATTTTATCTCATATGAAATCACAAATGAATGGTATACCTGGATTATATGGAAATTGGTTTGGTGTTAACAACTATAGAAATTTACCAGAAGTACATGAATTCGGTGGTACTATTAGACAACAACCATATAGTACTGAGTTACTAGCACAAAGTTTAATGCATAACGATACAAATATTTACAGTAGTTTAAAATTTGCATCAAGCAGTTATGCAAACTTTAAGAAACAATTTTTACAAAAGTGTAAGCAATTACACAATACTTCAGACACGTCTATACCAGTACACATCATTGTTGACACTGCTCTTGAAAAGATGAATGTTGGCAAAAATAAAAACGATTTATTTGCTAACAGTAATATGCTAAAGTATAAAGATTATGAAGAAGAGACGTATGTCTTTATCTCAACTGATACCCCAGTGTTTAGCATACCAAAAACTATTAATACATATGATGATACTAGTAACCATGTACAGGTGTTTATACGTGAAGGTGATGGCGGTACTGGCACAGTATGGCGTTCTGCTGTAAAAGATCAAGACTATACTATATCTGATAACAAAGTTACTATTACAGCTAGTATTACATTTGATAGCAATGGTGGAGCGGCAGCAAAAATCCGTTGGTACTCATTGAGTACTAACAGCTTTGTACCTCCTAGCGCAGTGAAACTTGGGTTAATAGACAGCTATATACCAAAAGCACTTGTTACTGGAATATATGGCCATGACGGAAGTGTAACACCACGTAAAGGTACTGAGCTTTACCGTCGTAATGTCAGTGGATTTAACATTGAAGATGCTGTGTTGTATGATTTGGAAACACGTATATACAATAACCTAAACAATACGTCAACAGTCGACTACAAAAAACTTATGCCTAATGCGAGCAATCCTAATCCATATACTTGGACTGATTTAACTAATGCACTTCGTAGTAGTTTTAACAAATGGAAAATTAAAGAAAATGTTACTAGTATACATGATGCAAGTTTATATTCAGCTGGAGATGCGTTTACTTGGAATTATAAAGACGTAGCACCAAACATTGGTGGTTGGCGTGGCATTTATACTTACTATTTTAATACTACTCGTCCACATACACATCCTTGGGAAATGTTTGGTTACACCCAAAAGCCAACCTGGTGGGATACAAATTATAGTTGGACAGATGCTGCAAAACGTACAGCACTTATCACAGCATTAAAGACAGGTCATTATAATGATCCAGCTCTACCTGCATTGTATGATCCAGTATACGCATACACTGCATATGATTGGGATACAAATACACTTGTAACATTACTTGGTGCACTAAATGATCCAGTAACAGCAAACGTAGTATCTACACCAAGCAATCCTGCAGCAGAGTTTGTGTTTGGAGACTGGGGAACTATAGAAAACACTTGGAGAACTAGCAGTGAGTATCAGATATCTCTATTTGTTGGATTAGCTAAACTAAGACCTTTAAGAGTAATGAATGATTACTTCCGTAGTTCTACTAGAACAACTTTCTATTTTAATACTGTACAAGTAGCATTTAGTGATACCAAATGGCTTGGTAACAATCGTAATATCTCGCTAACAAATGAAGAATATGAAGATAACATTGTAGAGTATGTTACTGTAAAAAATGGTGGTAGTGGATATTCTAGCGCACCCAATTTAACAGTATACGGTAATTTTGGTAATGGTGCTGAACTACAAGCAACAGTTGAAGGTGGTGCTATAACGGCAGTAAAAGTAACTAATCCTGGTCGTAGTTATCAAACAAGACCAAATATTGTAGCTGCAAGTGGCAGTGCAACATTTGAGGCGATGTTAAGTTCAGGAAATGTAAAATATGTTAATGGTTTAAGTAATGCAATTGTTAACTATGCACAACGTAATGGTACAAAAGTTACTACACTTACCAGTCGTTTAAATAACTATAGCCTAAACCCAATTATTAAAGCTGGCGGATTTATAAACAACAACCAAGAAGTTATTTTAGAAAGCAGTCAGAACAAAGGGCGTGTTAATATTCCAGAAGAAAATATTAATACAATACTTTATACAAGTCAACCAAAAGAGGAACTATTCTTAAGTGCAGTTAAAGTAACAAAGGTTGCTACTGGATACAGTATTGCAGGATATGATAATAGCAAACAATATTTTGAATATAACCGTCCGAGAACAGACCAGGATCGCATAATTGTAAATGTAGGAAATAGTCAAGTTAACAAGTATCGTAATTATGAAACAACAAAAACTATACTAGACTATAACACTGTTCTTACATCTATACAAGAAGTATATAACTTTATACTTGGTTACGGTCATTACTTAAACAAACAGGGCTGGGTGTCATCATGGCAGTCAACAGGCGGCGATACTGTTATCTGGAGTGAAACAGCTACAACCAATGCTGTATTTTATGCTATACCAAACAGCAGGCTAATTGAAATCAATGAAACAAAAAATGGCTACTTTAGTAATATTGCTAATAGATTTGACGGCGAGTATAACGTTGTTAACAAAAATGGATTGCAACTATTAAACAACAAACTAATAATTACCAGAGATGTTATGAATAATGAAACTGGTAAGACTAGTATTGAAGCAATTGACAATACTGAAATTTATGGCTTACGTTTGTATCGTGTTGAAGTTGAGCATGCATTAATTATAGATAAAGAATCAAACTTTGATGATTTAATTTATAATCCAGCACTTGGATTACGACATAAAAGAGTTATTTGGAGAGGTAGCCGTACTAAGAAATGGAACGGTAAACTATTTGCGCCAGGTTACATTGTAAATGAAAACAGTGTTATTCCAAACTTTGATACAGTTGCAGGTGAAATTGACAAGTACTATGGGCCAAGCAACACACTGAGTAACCAACAACAAGTAGATGCAGCAAGATTTAATATTGGATATAACAAACCAGAATGGAATGATACACTTGGGTTAGATGATGATACATTGTTTAACTTTATAAAAGGTACTCAAAAGTATCGTGGTACTAAACACGCACTCAATGCATTTATGCGTAACACTGCACTATTTGGAACTTTGTCAACAGCCAAAGTACACGAAGAGTGGGCAATACGAGTAGCAGATTATGGTGACACTAGAACACAAAATACACTTGAGTTTGCCATGAACACTGAGTTGTTAAAAACTAATCCACAACCAGTAAGATTTAGTGCTACAGAGTTAAACGATGTCCTGAGTGATATTGTTATTGATGTGGATTTTAATAGTCCATTAGTAGTAACAGGCAAACCAGGTAGCAACTTTACAACTAGACCTGCTAAAACATATAACTACACTAGTATTAGCCAAGAAAATATATATGCAAATGACTTTATTAGTGCAGGCTTACCATTGCTATCAGAAGCAGACTATCGTGTATTAAACAAACAAGATTTTGAAGTATTTCCAGAAAAAGCTAGAGCAGATTATAGTTTTGATGGTGAGTGGCAAGACATCAACCAGTGGGATAACAAAACTGCATATAAATTTAAAGACAAAGTTATCTATGCAGGGCGTGTATGGGAAATGCTTGATCCAGACGGAACAAGTGGACTTACTAGACCAAATGATGTTATTAGTAAAACTGCGACTGTAAACTTGCCAGTAATACCAAGTTCTGGTGAAACACTTATTATTGATGGTAATACAATTAATTTACAACAGACACAGAGTACTTCAACGTATGGTTTAATTGAAGTTACAGGCACACAAGATATTAGTTCTACAGCAAGTGTGGTAGATAATTCAACACTTATATTAGGGTCAACTAGTTCAGATGCTCGTACAATTACATTTGATAGTACAACAACATCTACAACATTTAATGATATTAATATTGTTGGTGATGTTATAAGTCCACAGATTGAAGGAAGTGCAACTAGTACTTTAATTATTGATGGTTCTACTGTAAACTTTAATCAAACTGAGACCCTAAGTAGTAATATTACTGCACAAACAGCATTTGAACAAATGTTCTTCGATGCATTTGAAACAAGTGTAAATACTCCAGCAATAAGAGCAAGTGTTGCAACTGCTAGAGTTCAACGTATTGAAGCATTTAGAACAGCATACATTGCCGCTACAAGTCAAGCGTCTTGGGACACACTACTAACAAACTATTTTGCTAATTCACCAGTTGGGTTAGAGTTCAGTGTGTTGTTGGCATTGGATACAGGAACACCACCAGCATACCAAACAGAGTTACATGCACTTATTACAAACGATGTTGACTTAGTAAACAACAGTATTGGAACAACATACAATGCAGTAGATGTTATTGCTGGTACTGACGTAGTAACACCTGCAAATATTAGTAGTGCACAAGCTGATTTAGACGACAGTGCATTACCTGAAGCAATTAGAGATTGGCTACAAAGTAATAGTGGCACAACATTTACAACAGGTACTATTGTTTCTACTACATCAGGCACAGTATTTAAAACATATAACCTAACAGAAATTATTGATAGAATTAATACTGCTAGTATTTCAAATGTAACAGCAAGTAGTAGTAACAATAGACTTGTTATTACAAAGACAACTACAACACCAACCTCATCATTTACCTTAACAATAAGTGTGGGAACAGCAAATGCTGAAGTTGGATTTAGTACAGTTGGTACAACAACTGAGACAAGTAGTGGTACAATAATATCAAACAGTCCTAATTTGACATTAACACAAGTGATTAATGCAATTAATAATGCAAATATCACTAATGTTAGTGCAAGTGCAGGTGGAGCGAATAACAATGTATTAAAGATTACAAGTAGTAACCCAACACTTTATATTGGTTCTGGTTCAGCAAACAGTGCAATTGGATTAGGCGTTGGTGTTGAAACTGCACCAGTAACAACAACCAATATTAGTAGCTCTACTGATTTGAGTGCAATCATTGATATTATTAATGCAGCGGCGATTGCAGGTATTGGTGCAAGTAACAGCAATAACAGATTAAAATTAACAAGTACAAACAGTACAATGGTTATCGGTGCTGGCACAGCTAATAGTACTGTTGGTTTAACCGCTGAGACTTTAAGTGCAACACAGACAGAAATTAGTAATGTATTCAATGCATTTGTTGGAAGTGATGGAAATCAAGTATTCCAACAAATGGAATACGATCCTAATGTGTTCAGTATTTGGGTTGCTGATGATAAACCAGACGTTGGATTTGGTTACGGTGTATATCAAACAATGGATTTTGGTATGTATATTACCAAAGCGTGTGCTGGTATCAATGATGCAGACGATGCACAAATCACAATCGCACTTGCAGATAGTAACACACAAGCACACAATTTAACAGTTGGTGATCATGTTTTGATACGTGGTAGTAATACAGTACCAAGTATTGATGGTATACATCAAGTTACGTCTACTGCAACTAATAATTTAACATTCTACATAAATGAGTTTATTCAAGAAGAAGGCAATGTTGGTAATGTTTATCCAATACGTAATGTAAGATTTGCAGATTTTACTACACTTAATAACAATTACAACTTGCAAGTAAATGGTGTTTTTAAATTTAACTTTAGTGGACTAAGACAAAACAATCAGCAAACACCTAAATTAGCATTTGTTGATGATGATGGCAACGGCAGCCCAGCAGTGTATCGCTATAGCGGAAGTTATACAAATAACACAGGACACACTGGTACTGAAGGATGGGTTAAAGTTAGATCAACACAGCCCCAATCCCGTAATGATCTAATAGACAACGTTAAGTTATATGATGCTAATACAAGAAGTTTAATATCGCAACTTGAAGTATTTGATCCAGCAAAGGGCATTATACCTGGATTTATTAATGATGAGATTGACTTTATTTTAACCTCTGACATTGCTAGTTACAACTATAATACAATTGACGGTTATCATGAAAACCCCCATATGTGGGATCAAGCACAAGTAGGCACTCGTTGGTGGGATATTAAAACTTCTGTGTATGTTGATTATGAGCAAAGCAATATAGATTATAAACAAGCAAACTGGGGTCGTTTGTTTGATGGAGCAACTATTGATGTTTACGAATGGACACGTAGTACAGTGTTACCAGAAGAGTGGAGTGAATTAGTATCACGTAACGGTTATATTGACGGACTTCCTGCTACAGGTGAACCTTTTAGTGTAATAATTGACGGTGAAGTAGTATACCGTTGGGTAGAAGATCAATACTACAATACAAAAACCAAGCGTACAGAAGTTGCATACTATTTCTGGGTTAAAAATAAGCTCAACAGTTTAGGTCAACATAACTACAACACTTACCAATTGGCACAATTGTTATCAGATCCAACTGGATTTGGTATTAGTTGGGTAGCAGCGGCTGGTGACAGTGAACTAATACTCGCTAACGTTGAACAATATATTACAGACAATACAGTTGTACAAATTAATCAAACTGTTGACAGTAATGCACTTCCGCTCAGCGAATGGACACTGTTGTCAGAGAATGATCCCACAAGCATTATTCCAGAGCAGTTGCATATTAAAATGCGTGATAGTTTAACTGGTTATAATAGACATACTGAAAGATATACATATACAACATGGAATAATTCAGCAGTTTATAATAAAGATGTCGTTGTACTAGAAGGCGGTGCTGGCTTTTATATTAACTTAGTACAAGGTAATACTAATATCCAACCAAGCACTGATACAGATCAGAGTCATTGGAGTAGATTATATGATTATAGTTTGCCAGAAGGTACACCAGAAGCTGATATTGATATTAATCGTCCACATGCATTACCAGATCTAAATTTACATCCGTATAATCGTTATGGTCATTTGGTACGACCAAGACAAAGTTTAGTAAGAGAATTACCTATTGCAAGACAAAACTTTATTGAGGCAGCAAACAAGTTACTTGCTGATATAAACATTGTTGAAGAAATAAATGAATGGGATAGAGTATTAAACTCAACATATGTTGAAGGTATAACAACCTATGACATTAGTGGATATTGGCATTACGTAGATTATGTTAGAAGAACTTATGATACAAATGACAATTTATTATACGAATATGATGTAACTTCAACACCGTTATATACTGCTACTAATAAAACTGCATTATATCAAAATCCATTGCCATATAGTAATGGCGATACACTAAAGATAACTGACGTAATGCATACTGACGGTATAAACAGACCAGAAATTTACAGTAGAATAGACGGGAAGTGGGTACTAGAGTATAAAGAAAAAAGCACAATCCAATTAAGTGAAGAACTTTGGAACAATGAAAAGTTTGGTCTAGGGTTTGACCTAAGTGGATTTGATACTGGTGGCTTTGATGCTGCGGTTGACGGCGCACTAAGTAAGATTATAGACGAGCTTAAAAATAGTATCTTTATTAACAGACACCAAGTTAAGTATAACAAACTATGGTTTAAATTCTTATATCAAGCTATTGTAGATAATACAGCAGATGACTTTGCGTTTAAAACTACATTTGTTAAACTGAATGTTGAGCATCCTTTATTAACTGCAAAAGAAAAATATGGTAACTATAGTGTAAATGTTATTGAAGATTTCTTTAACACGATTAAACCTTTCCACACTAAACTACATAGTACAGCAGATCGTAATACATATATTGAATCATGGGAAACTGCGGTTACAGAACATGATCGCAAAATGGACATTACAATGAAGTATGGAGATCTTCGTAGCACAAGAATATGGGCAGGAGACACTGTACTCGAAGGTGGTACATTTACTACAGCACCTGATAATGTTGATGCAATAACATTTACTACAGTTGATGGCGATATTGAGTATATATACGATGCTAACGTATTCCAACAGTCAACTAAAGAAGGATGGGGAGCAGAATTTTTACCAATGGACGTTCACGAGAACATCAGCGTACTAGTACAAACTAATGCTAGTGGATCTACAGAAACTAGCGATACACGTTCGTTCCGTATGAATATTTGGGAAACATATCGCTTATACGAGAGTTCAGTTATTGTTGATACAACCAAAACATTCTTAGCTCTGGGTTGTACGGCAACTGATACTACAATTCAACTAAATCAAATTTTTGCAAGTATGCCAGCAGGCGGCGGAGTTGTTTGGATAGGAACTGAAAGAATAGAATATGGTGCATACGAAGGCGGCAACTTGAGATATTGTAAAAGAGGAACAAGAGGTACAGCCGCACAGGCACATGCCATAAATGCCGTAGTTAATTACGAACCACGTGTTCCAATACTAGATAATTTTGGTCATTATGGTGATAATTTAAGACTAGCCTATAACGATAGTGGTGTAAGCCTTGCTTCGGCAGGTACTTCTACAGAACATGCTTTCATTAGAAATGCGGGTTCAGGATCGATATAAATATTATAAATGGAAAAGAATCATGAGTGTTAACAAAATTGAAAAAACAATGATAGGCGTAGAAGGTCACATTACAATATGGGATCCTGAAAACGGTGAAGTATTTACTCGCCGCCGCAATGCTGTCAACTTTGAAAATATGAGCGTAGCTCTTGCTAACTTATTAGCAAATGAAACTGGTGCAACTGGATCACACCATATTGGTACTATGCGTTTTGGTAATGCTGGTACTACTATTGATGGATTGGGCGCAGTAACATATAAAGCAACTAATACTACGTTGTCAACTGGTGTGCTATATAATCAAACATTTAGTAAAGTAGTAGATGAAGCAATTAGTGGATCTGCACTAAACAGTGTAGAGGCTGTACACACAAGTACAAACTTATACAGTGACGTTGTTGTAACATGTACATTAGATTATGGTGAACCAGTTGGTCAAGACACAACAGATACAGCAACTAACATGGATGGAACATATGTTTTCGACGAACTGGCATTGTATAGTGCCAATGATGATTTGCTAACGCATGTAATTTTCCACCCAGTACAAAAAAGTGCTAACAGAAAAATACAAGTAATATACACACTCAGACTACGCACATCGTATAGTGATGTTTAAGGAAAAGATATGCCATACACAATAGATTATTCAGAAAGCGGCAAGACGCCAATAGTAGTAAACGACGGTACTGTTGATACTAGTACTAGTTTAAAACTAATAGGTAAAAATTACAACAGGTTTGGTGAGTATCTTAACGAAAACTTACTAAACTTGCTTGAAAACTTCGCAGGAGCATCAGCACCAGATAATCCAACTGAAGGACAACTTTGGTACGATACATCAGAAAGCTATTTAAAAATATATGAGGCACCTGAATGGTATACAATTGGATCACCAGCCGGAAATACTCGTATGGAAGTAAGAACAAGGCTTGACACCAACGGCATATCGCATTATACTATTGAAAACATTGTTGATAGTGTTATTGTTACTATACTTGTAGACGATACAACTGCTTGGACGCCAGCAAGTACAGAATACTTGGAAGATGGTGTAACTGAATTGAGTACACAGTTTCCAGTTATTCAAGCTGGCGTAAATATGAACACAACAACAAATTTTAAGTTTAGAGGTACTGCAACCAGTGCAGAGTATGCTGACCTTGCAGAAAGATATCACGCAGATGAAGTATATGAGCCTGGAACAGTAGTAAAAATTGGTGGAATGAACGAAATAACACAAACATTTAGCAGATGCGACACTAACGTTTTTGGCATCATATCTACAGCACCAGGATTTGAAATGAATAGTGCAGCCGGAACTGACGAAACACATCCTTATGTGGCACTAGCAGGGCGTGTGCCATGTAAAGTAGTTGGAAAAGTTAGAAAAGGTGACAGACTAGTTACTAGCATAGTTGCTGGACATGCTGCGGCAGTAAACATGACCGAGGTGCTTGATTATCGAAATATTATTGGGAGAGCTCTTGCAGATAAAACCGATGACGGTGAAGGTTTAATCGAAGTAGTAGTAGGAGCAAAGTAATATGCCAGTATCAGCAGGTACATTAGTACTAGCCAGTGAATACAACGCAGTTGCAGAACTAGTCAACAAGATTTTTGGTGACAAGTATGCTGCTGTTCTCGTCACTGATGCTGATCGAACCAACCACAAGTTTGGTTGGGGTGCAGTCAATATTGAAGACGCACTAACTGACGGTACACTAATTACTGCTGAACGTTTACAAAGTATGGTTAACCGTACTAACGTTATGGTTGACCATGTTAACATTAATGATACAATATTAGTTTTTAGTGTTCCAGCAAATCGTACAGACATACTAGCAAAAACTTTAATACGTGCAGAAGATTTAAATGTTTTAGAAACAAAAGTTAACAATAGTATACTTACAAACAACACCCATCTTACAATTGACCCAACAAATGCAAGTTCGAACTTAGTAGCACCAAGTCCTACTTACGGTAGATCAACACCCTGGCAAAACTTTTTGGATGGTCAGCACAAATGGACATTTAACAATTACAACCATGCTCGTTACTTCTTTAACAGTGGCGGCCAATTACGTTTAAATATGGAAATGACTGGAGGCAGTACTGCTGGTTATTATAATTGGGCAGACATTATTAATGAAATTGGTGTTTTAAGTTTTACATGGGATAACACTTTCCAAAGTAGTAGTATTACACAAGGCACCAGTGAAGGCAAAGGATTTTATGACTTAACCAATACATATCAACTATTGTTTACTAGTAGTGGGGTAACGGCGCCCCCTAGTGCATATGGCTACGGATATGGCTACGGATACGGCTATGGATATGCCGCTGCTGGAATGTATATACATGATAATGCATTTGAAAGTGCATATCCCTTGGGTGATTTTTCTGCATACGGTTACGGCGGCGGTTACAGTAGCTATTCTCAACGCTATATGAAACTTTATGGCAAATGGGCAGATAATGGTGCAGATGTTGACTTTAAAATTACATTAGACGATACAGCATTTGCACAATTCACGGATGGCACTTTAGAAGTATCACCAAGTTACCTAATGCCAGAAATAATTACACTCAATGATGCAACCTTTGATGTTAATCCTGATCCTGTGTTTTCTATTATTGAAAACTTTGACGGTGTTGGTGATACTTAAAGATTCTGCTTGACTTTTACCTGATAAATAATTATAATAGCACATAACTATAGGAGAAACTCATATGGATGAGAGACTTGAACGTGCGTTAGAATTTGGAAACTACCGAACAACATTAAGTAACCAAAAGAAAAACGTAATTGCACGTATGAAAACCTTACAAATTGTACACCACCAAGGTGGATCATTTGTATCATCGCCCATCAACATTGGATTTATACATGCATTAATTGCTGCGGGCAAAAAATCTAGTATTGTACTAGATAGTAAAGATAATCCAATTGAGATTAGTGATTTGTCTGAATTTTTAACTATGCTTATTGAATCTTATACTGAGGGAACAAACGAGTATAAAGTACAAATGGATAAACTTAAAAAGTCAAGAAATATCAAAAAAATAATGGACTGGTAATGAGCGAAGATGATCGTGGCGTTTGTATGTTCGCATACAACAATGACAAAATAGATTATGTTAAGTTTGCACACATAGCCGCAGCATATGTCAAACGTAATATGAAAAATAACAAGACCTGTTTAATAACAGATAATGGAACGTACAGTTATCTTCAAGATAGTATACCAGATGATGTTCATAATCGATGTTTTGATACGGTTGTTGTAAGAGATGTAAATCATACAAGCAATCCACGTAGACATTATGACAGTCCATGGACGGAGTTTAACGCACAATTTAGTAATAGTAATAAACACGAAATTTTTGAGTTAACACCCTTTGAACAAACTATATTGATTGATACTGATTACTTTATCATGAATGATTTTTATGACAACGTTTTTGAAACTGATCATCCAATTGGTATGCACAAGTATGCACATTATATGGAACATCAGCCTCCTTATTTAAATGAACAACAACTTAATGAAGCAGGTATCCACCACTGGTGGAGTACTGTTGTTTATTTTGATCAAAGTTATGAAAGTAAACTACTATTTGACATGTGGGCGCATGTTAAAGACAATTGGGATTACTATCATTTGTTATATCAATTTCCTCCAGGCCTCTTCCGTACAGACTTTTGTGTAAGTATTGCAGCACACATGATGAATGGATTTAATACAAATGAGTTTGTGCATGATTTTGACAGACAGCCATTAATTAATATGGACCAAAAAGATGATATCATTGAAGTTAAGAGTATGAATGATTATATCATCTTGTCGCATAACCGGAAAGAAACGTGGAAAAACATTCTTACCCGACATGTAGACACAAACCTACATTTAATGAACAAACTTGCAATTGCAAGACATGCTGACATCATCTTTGATAATCTTATGAAAGGATGGCCTGAATGAGTAGAGGATTTGTATTACTTGGTATTAACACTGAAGAAGATCGCATCAGATTTGCATATACAACAGCACTTAGTATTAAGGCAAGCGACCCAAATGCAAGTATATGTTTAGTTGTAGATACTGATCAAGAGCTATCTAAGATATATGAGACAGCTTTTGACTTTGTAACAGAATTACCATTTGGTAATGTTGCGCATAAAGACGGATTTCATGGTGCAAATATTTGGCAATTGGTACACGCAAGCCCGTATGACGAAACCATATACCTAGATTATGATACTATTTTTGTTAATGTAGATGTTGATTTATTGTGGGAGCAATTCGAGCATTATGATATTGCAATACCAGCTAACGCAAAATCATTCCGTAATGTTAATATTGACAAAAGAAGGCTATTTGAGTTTGAACTAAAATACGACTTCCCTACAAACCATAATAGCTTTATCTACTTTAAAAAAGACACAGAACTTGCACAACAATGGTTTAAAATGGCAGATCCAATCTTTCAAAATTGGAGAGATGTCTACAACTATACTATGGATGACATGAAGCCATTAAGTTTTGACAAAAACGTTATTTGTAATATCATTACATACTTACTTGATTGTCAAAATGAAATTCGAGTTGATCTTAATAACTTTTATGACTTTGATACTCAGAGTCAACACCTATGGAACAAGGATGTTCCAGAACATTGGACTGATTTACTTAACTATTGGTTCCCAGAAAACCGACAACTTATAATTGAGAACAGTATTATTGGATCAGGAATAATCCACTACCGTGACTTTAAGTTTATAACAGATGAAATAAATGACAGATATAGAACCAAAATTGATATCGATCGTCGGAGAGAAGCCACTTCCTAAGTACTACGTGTACTTTGATGAGTGGACTGGCGAAATTAAAAACGTAGCCAACCGTTATAAAAAATCTGAGTTCCCGCATCTGCTAACTGAAGATAATGCCGCTGCACAGATATTAATGGGTGAGTTAAATCCTAAAAAATACTTAGTAAACGATACACCTGACGGTAGGTTTATTATGCTAAAATCTGATATGCTGCGTATTCTTAAGCAAGAAGAAGCACTTAGTAAAATTATGGATGTACCATTGAGTGTTAATAGTGAAATCAACATTATTTTATATGTTGAAAGTTCAATGCTGGAAATTAACATTAACAGTGATACAGTTTTTCGTATGACTGGTACTCTTAAAAACAAAGGTAGGAAGTGGAGCAAAGCACACAACATAAACAACAGTGTACTTTTATTCTACATTATTGAAAAGGACAACCCATTAAACTTGATACATACTATTGAGATTGATCCAATTGATTTAATTAACCAAGGGTACATGCTTTATGATTTAACAACTATTGTTAATAAAGTTGGATTGAGAAATGTTGATGTATTGACTAAAAGAATTTTTAAAAGTTATGGCTTGAAATTTAAATCAAAGTATGTTACATCAGAGTATCTTACAAGAAAAAACCAACGCAGAAACTCTCGAGTTATCAGCAAAACTTCAGACACGGCAACATTTACTGTTAGTCAATCAGTAGTAGGTTGGACCTTTAAAAGTAACTTTACGGATCCACATGAACATAAAATTTATCACGATATTAACATATACGTAACTGGAACAACGCCGTTTGAACTGCGTGATAAATTTACTATACCTTATACTGAAATCGGACATGGTAAGGAATTTATACACGATAGCGAAATAACCTTGGATGGGGCCAACGTATTGTTGGGCGAAGAAGGAAAGAATATTACATTTAATTATGAGGAAATAGAATAATGTCAAATATGGTAAGTATCAACGATTTTGATATAGTATACATTAGTTATGACGAACCTAACGCTGATGAAAACTATGCAGACTTATTGGATAAGTGTCCATGGGCCAAGAGAAGCCATGGAGTATGGGGTAGTGATGCCGCACATAAAGCAGCCGCCGCCTTAAGCGAAACAGAAAGGTTTGTAACTATCGATGCTGATAACATTGTTAATGAAGATTTCTTTAACATCGAGCTTGACATGGATAAAATTCAGCCTAATCACGTTATTAGTTTTGCTGCAAAAAACAAAGTTAACGGACTAGTGTACGGTAACGGTGGTATTAAAATGTGGCCCGTACACGTAGTTAATAAAATGCGTACACATGAAGCGGCCCCAGTAACAGACAAGCGAGCACAGGTTGACTTTTGTTGGAATATACAGTATGTTCAAATGAATAACTGGTATAGTTGGGTGTATAATAATGGCAGTCCACTACAAGCATGGCGTGCTGGTTTCCGTGAAGGTGTTAAAATGGGTTTAGAGAATGGTGACGTTGTTGAATCACACCAACTTAAACATATCCATCGTGAAAACTATAGACGTTTATTGGTTTGGATGACTGTTGGCGAAGACACTACCAACGGACTTTGGGCTATCTATGGAGCAAGACTAGGATGTCACATGACTAATGTACTGCGTCATGAATGGGATTGGAAAAATGTTAGAGACTTTGAATGGCTAACTAATTTTTTCAATGATGAACTTGCTCCACAATTTGCTGATGGTACTGAACTATGTCCACGTACTGGATATAGTTGGGACAAAGATAAGCTAAAAGCAAAAACTGTAGAACTTGGTAATGATATACGTAGTCAACTTGGGCTTGAAATATCAGATATCGGCGTCGATGGTTCGAGGTTTTGGAAAACTGTATACCGCAATCCAGCTAGGTTAGGTCCACAGATTAAAGAAGATCAAGTTGAAGATAAAATAGAGAGCTAAATGACAACTATCCAACAAATTGCGGAAGATACAGCGATTGCTCTTGATGATATTTCTGATACCATGTGTATGGCAAAATGGCTTCAAGTAAGTATGCACTTACCACAAGGTATGACACAGAGTTGCTATCATCCTCCTACACATGAAGTTCCATTATCTGAGTTGGAAGTAACACCAAAGGCACTTCACAACACCGTTCACAAAGTATTAGAACGAAAAGACATGTGGGAGGGAAAACGTCCTAGTGGCTGTAGCTATTGTTGGAATATTGAAGATGCTCCTGAAGGTCCACATTTGAGTGATAGACATTATCGCAGTGGCGAATGGTGGGTTACTGATGCTTGGAACGAAGTTGTTGATGGTGAATGGGATGAAAACATCAACCCCAGATATGTAGAAGTAAATTTTAATCAGGCCTGTAATTTTAAATGCACGTATTGTAGTCCACACTTGTCAACCGAATGGGAAAAAGAAATTGAAGAACATGGCCCAATTCAAATGGGAGGAAAGATTCATAATGATATAGGTCAATTAGTTGAGAGTGGATTAATGCCACTTGAAGTTTCTAAAAAAGATAATCCATATGTAACAGCCTTTTGGGAATGGTGGCCTGACATGTATAAAGACTTAAAGGTATTTCGTATGACTGGCGGCGAGCATCTTATGGATAAAAATACTTTTAAAGTTCTAGATTATATTGTGGATCATCCTAATCCAGATTTAGAACTTAGTATTACTAGCAATATGTGTCCTACTGACCAAAAGCTATTTGACAAATTTTTAGCAAAAATAGTTGAAATTGAAAGCGATGTTACTGAAGACGTAGTTGAAGAATGGACTAACGCTGGATTCATTAAGTCAGTACGTTACTATGCTAAGAATAATGGACACCCTGATTGGACAACATGGGAAAGAAAAATAGTTAAACAGCCTGGATATAAAGATTATCCTGAAATTGACCCCGGGCTTGAGCGTATTGATTTTAACAAGATACAACGAAAGTTTCCAAATGGTAAAATGTTACACTCAAACAGTGGAGACTTCTTGTATGATTTAATTTGGTTTCGTGCAAACGAACGGCAACAATGGAATTGTCTTGGTAGTTATGATACTGAAAAGGAAGGTAATGAAGGTATATCACTTGACGTTGCTCGTATGAATAACTTTATGTTATTTGTTAGTTTAGATAGTGTTGGCGAACGGGCAGAATATATTAGAACTGGATTAGAGTTTAAACGCTTACAAAACAATGTTGAACAGTTTTTGGATAACACTAAGAACACTGAAGTAACATTTATCAATACCTTTAACTTTTTAAGTATTACACGATTAGAAGACTTTTTAAAATACATGCTAACGCTTCGTCAAAAATATGCCAATGAAAAAGGTAACCGTGTTCATTTTGATATTCCGTATCTTAGAGAACCAAAATGGATGAGTGCACAACTGGCTGCATTTTATCCTGATTTGATGAAGGTACTGGATCACTGTGATAACTTTATGCAATTACATTTAACTAAAGATAGTTATATTGGTTTTGAAGTACACGAATTAGCAAAACTTCGTCGTGATATTGCTTGGATCAAGTCAGGGAAAAAAGAGATAGATGACGAGGAATTACTCGAGCGTCAAACACAGTTTTATCTTTACTTTGAAGAAATAGACAAACGCCGTAATGTAGATTTCCTAACCACATTTCCTGAGCTGCAAGAAATTTATTTTGATATGGCAAGAAAATGTGGTAGAGAAATTATTGATATTGAAGAAGAAGATACGATTGAGGTTGAAGAAATAACAACTGAAAAAAATACAACAACAAAACCAACAATTTGGAATAAACTCAAAGGATTGATACGTGGCACATAAAGATTATTTAACTGGTGCAGAGTTAACTAAAGCAAAGCTAGACGAGTTGTCACCGACAATGTGTATGGCAAAATGGCTTCAAGTAAGTATGCACTTACCACAAGGTATGACACAGAGTTGTTATCATCCTCCTACACATACAGTGCCATTGGCTGAATTAGCTGAAAATCCAAAAGCATTACATAACACCACTACAAAAGCAAAACAAAGAAAATTAATGACAGAAGGCAAACGTCCTTCTGGATGTCAATACTGTTGGAATATTGAAGATGACGGAAATCTAAGCGACAGACATTATCGTTCAAGTGAATGGTGGGTAGAAGACGCTTGGGATGAAGTCGTACAAGGGGGTTGGGATGAAAACATCAACCCTAGATATGTAGAAGTAAATTTTAATCAAGCGTGTAATTTTAAATGCACATACTGTAGTCCGCACCTAAGTACTGAATGGGAAAAAGAAATCAAAGACTTTGGTCCATTCAGAATGGATGGATTTGTACATAATGATATGGAGTATTTAGATAGTATTGGGCTAATGCCAATTGCTGGAAGGAACTCAGAAAATCCATATATTGAAGCATTTTGGAAATGGTGGCCAGAGATGTATAAAGACCTAAAGGTGTTTCGTATGACTGGCGGTGAGCCGCTTATGGATAAGAATACATTTAAAGTCCTGGACTACGTGAACAAAAATCCAAATAGCTTATTGGATCTAAGTATTACTAGTAATATGTGTCCCCCAAATGATAAACTATTTGATAAGTTTCTGGAAAGTTTAAAAAAGATTGAGGAAGTTCGTGTATGGGAAAATCCTGAAAAGATTAATCCAGATAGTGGTAACAATTGGTATGTTGCCCCTGCATGTAAACATTTTAGTTTGTATGTAAGTGTTGATAGTGTTGGCAAACAAGCAGAGTATATACGAACAGGTCTTGATTTTGATAAGATGCTAAGTAATACTCGTAGGGTACTTCGTGAAACACAAGGTACAGAAATTAGTTTCATAAACACATTTAACTTACTAAGCATACCAGGTTTAAAAAAGTTTTTACAAATGATTTTAGATTTGCGTGTCGAGTTTGGTTATCAAAATCAACAAGAACATGTTACACAACCTCCAGATAGAGACGGGTTTAAACACCCTGAGTTTGTACGTGGTAAAAGACAACGTATTTGGTTTGACATTCCCTACTTACGTGAACCTATTTGGATGAGTGCACAAATAGCAGCATTTTATCCTGAACTAATTGACATATTAGAAGAATGTGTTAGATTTATGGAAGAGAATGTTGAGAAGAAAAATTACAACAGAACCTATCATGGATTTAAGCAATATGAAATTGCAAAACTAAAACGTGATATTGCCTGGATTAAGTCAGGTACAAAAGAGATAGATGAAACGGAGTTAATACACCGAAAAAATTTATTTTGGCAATACTTTAATCAAATTGATCTCAGACGTGAAACAGACTTCATTGATGTTTTCCCTGAATTGGGAAATTGGTGGAACGACTGTTTTGATGTAGTAGGATAAAGAAAGACATAAACTATGAGAAAACATGACGAATCATTACAAGGCTACAAGGAACGAATGATTGATCCTATTAGTAATAGCTATTGTGCTGCAAAGTGGTATAATGCTACTATCTGGTTAGGACACGGTCAAACCGCCAGTTGTCACCATCCACCAGGACACTGGATACCGTTAGAAGAACTTAAAGAAAACTATACTGCTATTCATAATACAAAGCATAAAAAGAAAATGCGTAAGATGATGCAGGAAGGTGAGCGTCCACAGGAATGTGAATACTGTTGGAAAGTTGAAGATATTGGTCGTGATAATATTAGTGACCGGGTATACAAAACAGAGATCTTTACAGACGAAGATGTACAAGCAAGTGCAGAACTGCCTTGGGATGAAGATGTAACACTACGTACACTTGAGATTAGTTTTGACCGTGCCTGCAACTTTGCATGTAGTTATTGTAACCCTGCTTTCAGTAGTACTTGGGTCAAAGACATTAAAGATAATGGCCCATACACAAATATTGAAAGCGATGGTCGTGGACACTTCGTTGATACTGCACCATGGGCTGCACGTAGTACAAAGCATGAAGAAGATAATCCGTATATTCAAGCATTTTGGAAATGGTGGGAAAACGGACTAGCAGATAACTTAGAAGAAATTCGTGTAACAGGTGGGGAACCACTTATGCACAAAAGTATTTGGAAATTGTTTGATTGGTTTAATAACAATCCAAACAGTAATATGCGTTTTGCTATTAACAGTAATCTTGTTCCTGAAAATGAACGCCAGTTTCAAAAAATGATTGATGCAACATTTAACATTCGTAATTTTGAAATATATACTAGTGCAGAATGTGCCGCAGCACAAAATGAATATACTCGTGATGGTTTTGACTATGCTGTTTGGCGTGGTAACATTGAGCGTATGCTAAAACAAAGTAACATTAAAAAACTACACTGTATGATGACTATTAATAGTTTGTGTTTGGAGACTATTACTGAGTTTATGGACGATATGATCGAGCTACGTAAAGAGTATGGTTCTAGAGCTCCTACTATGACGCTTAATATTTTACGTTTTCCTAGTTTTCAAAGTGCAGCGATACTACCAGTAGAGTTAAAACAAACTTTCAAAGAACGTATTGAAAAATGGTTACCAACACAAATGGATCATCTGAACGTAGGAGAAATTGCTCACGTACAACGACTAATTGATTACTTAGATGTTGTTAAAACACCACATCGTAATACTGCTGAAACTCCTAAACTGTACAACGACTTTCGTTACTTTTATGAGCAATATGATCGTCGTCGTGGATTTAACTTTCGTGACACATTCCCTACATTTGTAGAATGGTACGACAGTATTCCTTATGATGAAAATAAATTAGGTGGTAGTGACAGTATTGGACCACAAGGAGACCCAGCTACAACTGAGGATTATGTCAACGATGATATCAATGAGATTGTTGGTGGTTGGGATACCGAAAACGATGCTCTAGGCGGAGTAAAAGTTGAATAATAATTTTTTTTGTGTTGCTCCTTGGTTGCACATGATGGTAGAGCCAGACGGCGATGTTCAATTATGTTGTGCAACTAATTTAAAGCATGAGTTCCATATGTCAATGGGTAATCTAAATCATGATGATCCGTTAGATATATGGAACAATGCAGAGTATCGCAATGTAAGAAAGCGTATGTTAGATGGTAAACCAAGTCCACGACATTGTAAAGATTGCTATCAACGTGAAGCTGGAAAGTTAAGTCAAAGTGAACGACAACGTTATAATTCTGAGTTTCCAGTTGGTTACGAGTTTGCTAGTAATACATCTGATGATGGCAGTGTGCCAGAATTAGACATACGCTATCTTGATATAAGATTTAATAATTTGTGTAATTTAATGTGTCGTACTTGTGGTCCAGATTGGAGTACAAGTTGGGCAGCTGAACGTGGAATAGATAAACCACTACGTTATAATGACACTTGGCGTAAGCTAATACCATATACTAAAAATTTACAAAAAGTGTATTTTGCAGGTGGCGAGCCACTAATGACTCCAGAACATTATGACTTTTTAGAACAACTATTAGAAGTAAATACAAATGTTGAGTTATTGTACACAAGTAATTTTACTAGACTAGAACTTAAAGGTAAGCATGTACTTGATTACTGGCCAAAGTTTGGAGTTGTCAACGCAATTGCAAGTATTGACCATTATGGAGAGCATGCAAAGTATGTAAGAACTAACAGTGATTATGATGTTGTTACTGGTAACTTAAATACAATTAGAAAAGCAGGATATCCAAATGTTCGTCCAGGAGTAACATCAGTATACAGTTTGTACAATGCTACTCGCTTTGGAGATTTTATTATTAATATGTTTGAAGATGGTACACTGGAAAGTATGAATCAATTAACAGTGCAGTTACTTGTAAATCCAGATTATCAAATGGCAACAATTATGCCAGACAGTGCACTGAGTATTGCAGTTAGTAATACAGAATCTAGTATTGAATATTTGGAAGAACGTGGAGAGAATCCAGAAAAGTTAGTTAACGCATTAACTTGGTTGGTAAACAATCATAAGTATGATGCTGAAAAGTTTAGAAAATTTTGCGATTACAATCGTTCATTGGATAAACTTAGACATACTGATTTTAATAATATGTACAAGGAATATAATGTCTAACAAAAAAATACCAAAATGGTTACCTGATGGCAGTTGTGCAGAAGAAAGTGAAAACAAAGTATTCTGTATGGCTCCTTGGACACATACATATATTAGCCCACAGGGCGAACGAAGAATGTGTTGTGCAAGTCGTGAAGAACACAGTTTCCAAAAGCAATATATTGATGCAACAAACGACGAATCATATGGTGCGGTACGTGAAAGCGAAACCGAAGTTGACAAGTTTAATCCAGTGTCACTTGAGGAACATTGGAATAGCAAGTATATGCGTGATATACGTAAAAAGCTCATGGCAGGAGAACGCATTAGTCAATGTGATGTTTGCAATGATGATATTTTAAGTATTAGTAGTTACCGTAAATGGTTTACTGGCGTACTGTTTAGAGATAAAATACAAGAAGCATTTGACAGCACTGACGACGACGGTTACACAACTATGCCTACTATTAGTTTTGACTATCGATATAGCAATCTTTGTAACTTTAAATGTCGCATGTGTGGCGAACAACTGAGTAGTAGTTGGGAAGCTGAAAAGAAAAAACATGACATGTGGAGTAAAGAACAACAGCCCTTTATGATTCCTGAAGTTAAAAAGAAAATGAACGACTTTCAAATTAATGTTGTTGAGCCTGAATTTAAAAAAGCAATCAGCGATGGAATAGTAGAAGAGATATATTGGGTAGGTGGAGAACCACTGATGTATGATATACATTGGTGGGCACTAGAAGAAATGGTGAACAATGGCAGTGCTAAAAACTGTTACTTGCGATATAACAGTAACCTTTCTAGAGTTGACTTTAAAGGAAAAAACTTATATGATTATCTAGGACAGTTTAAAGATTGGCTTATGTGTGCTAGTATAGATGGCACAGGTGACATTGTAGAGTTTATTCGCAAGGGTATAGTATGGGACGAATGGTTAAATAATTTTAAACAGGGACTAGAATTACCAGGCGGTAATGAAAAGATGAGATTTGATCTAACCATTACTGGTCCTGGTATGTTTAGTCTTAAAGACTTGTTTGATTTATCACTTGATCTTGATGTAAGTATGGAAACTAAGATCATGTTTGCGTTTCATCCAGATATTGTGTTTAGTCCATTTGCATGGCCAAGGCATATCTTAGATAGAAAAGTAGACGAACTTTTATCTTATATGGAACCACGTGCAACCCACAGACAAATGACACTTATTAATACGTTAAAGGAAATGAAAAATAGACCTACATTCGCAGAACAGTGGCCTGATACACATGAACAACAGTTTAAGAATGGTAAAGGATATCAGGATAGACTTGATCAGATTAGACAAGATCAATACAGACTAGAAGACATCTACAAGATGGATAGTGAACTATACGATTGGTGGAAAAGGTATGACAAGATGGTATGAAAACGCTAGTAGTTTAAAAATACTACATGATCATATACGCAAATATTTAACCTGGTATGCCACTGATTTCGGAGGTTTGGGAAATACTGACGTACTTGATTCAGCGGTTGAAAATATATCATATGAAATTTTTGCAGATCTGCAAACAATGATTAGAACTTTAGATGGTACTACAATTCCTAAAACTAAACCATTTATATATAAATCAAATGCATATAACTTAACTTTGATATGCGATACAGTGAAGATAAAAATATGGGCAGGGATAACTAGCTATGTTGCTAGAGAAAACTTTCTCCTTGCATCAGAAAAATTTAAACAATACCATGATGAAAATTTTTGGGGTTATGTTGATCGTGACTTGTATAGAATTGAAATGTATCAGATGGTTGATGGATGTACGTGTTCAGATTTAGTATATAACAACTATCCTGATCGTGTATTATTGCCTGAAGGCGATCGTTGTGAGGAGGATAAACATCTTGCCAAGAAAACGGAATTCTTTAAGAACGTTCGCAAAGATGATTTAATGGAATCAATCATGGAAAGATTTTTTACGTGGGCATGTTCAAATCTTTTAACCATTGAAAAATCAGAAAATCTTTGTTATTATCCGAATGATGTTAATCCTGGAAACTTTGTAATTCAATACCAGAATAATAAAGAGGAGAGTAGGGATTGGACATCTAATTTGATTAATATTGATTATGATCATATGATTGCAGGTACTAAAGACAAATGCATACACGATATTAGTTGGCAGTTCGTGACACGATTTTATAATAAAGAAATATACCCAGACGAAAATATTAATATTGAGTTAAAGGAATGGAGAGAAAAAACCGAGCTGTTAAATCAAGTTGAACTTTTGAAAGAAAGGTTTTCTAAAGTAGCAAAACTCAAATACAATTCCCAAACAGACGCATTTAAATATGATGTCGGTCAACTTGATGTTAACGGTAATCAAGACATATACGACTATATTCAAGAAAAGAAAAGAATTTATACTACATGATTTGGAAAGACATAGATAAATTTGATAAGTATGCTTGGCATCTATCTGACGATGGTATTGAATTCCATACAGATATAATAAGGCCAAGTCGAAAAGTTAAAGCAAAATTTGATAATAACGGTAAGAATATTGAACAACCAGACTGGAGTTTAAACATACTCCAAACAGGGTTGTATCTAACCAATACAGAAAGTGTTAGTAGTAATAGAGACGGTTTACTATCACGTAGCCCTGTTGACGTGTATGTAGGTGTTGCCGCAGGCCTTAAAGGTCTCATAAAAGGCACACTTGACGGACATGAAGATTTTCGATTCGTATATGTTGACGTATCTCCAGCAGCGTTGGACTTTAGAATATACTTGGATGACAAGCTATATGAAAATCCACATGAAAATTTTGATGATGTGTGGAACGATTATATTAAACAAGAAAACTGTAACCCTACTCCAATATTCGGCGGAGGCTATACTAGCATAGAAGCAGCAATTGATGATTACTTAGCAGAGCTTAATTTAACTAGACGTGATTGGTATCGGTTTTTAGAACGTTATAGTAAATGTCCTAAAGAATATATCAAGATTGATTTAATTAACAATGTAAAGTTATTAGCCAAGTTGTTAGACACTAACGAAAATATATGGTTTTGGTATAGTAATGCATTTGATTGGCATCAATTTCGTCACACCACAGCGTCATATGATGCATGGTGTAAGTATCTATATCGTAAATTGCCAAACTTAGAACTATGTGGTCATACACCTCCGTTTACTAGCAAGTCTCCATATAAGTGGGATTATTTAATGTCGCCAGAAGCTGAGCCAATGTTTAATTTGGATGTATCACATATACATAAACATAAAAGTAAATCAGTATTAGATGTAGCATGTGGATACAGTAAAGTAAGTCAGCTTCTTAAAGATACAGATGTAGATGTATATGGTGTAGATATTGATAAGGGTAGTATTGAATACTGTCGCATGAATTACACAACTAATAACTATAAAATCTTTGATGTTATTCACAATAACACTCGAGCATTTGATAGAGAGTTTGATACATTATTACTCAGTGGTATACTTTACTATTTTAAACATGACCGTTATAATAAGTCAATGACTGCGTTTGTAAGTCAACTAATAAAATTGTATAATCCAAAGCACATAGTTATTAACGAACCAAAAGCAATGGAAGCATACCAGAGTCCAGACTATACTGAATTATTTGAGAAGTATCCATATAACAGTATAGAACATCAAAAGTTAAACATACGTATGGGAAACCGAGTGGTTTATAATATAGTATTGACAAATCAATAAATACGTATAAAATAAAATTAGAAGGAAAAATATAATATGGTACAGTATATATCACTAGTATATAGCAAGGTGGATCGTCCTGATAAACCAGAAAAATGGAAACACGTTGTTAATAGTAGTAATCGTGTCATTGCACCAAAGTCAGAAGACATCCCAAGTGGTGAGGGGTTTTATACAGTAAAAATTAAACTGAACGACACACATCTAACTAATATGTTTGTAGATCAAGTTAATAAAAGTATACAAGGACATAACGATCATATCATTTGTCATCATAATGAATATTACCAATTAACACCAGAAAGAATGATAATACTACAAGATCAAATGAACAGTTTGATTGCTGAAGTTAATAGTACAGGCGATGAGGGATACCCAGAGTTTCCAATTGATACAGGTTTTATTCTAGAGCATAGTGAAACTGATTGTCAAGTTGATAAACTCAATGCACTGCATGAATGGTTTGAGGATGTAGAAAAGTCTGATGAATTCCATCAACTTGATTTCCAGCGGAAACATCGTTTAAGTAATATTTGTGAACAAGTTAACCAACTAGTACATACTATGGAAACGTTGGATACAGCACTCAGAGACCTGGAGCGTGGAAGACTTTATTTCAATCAGGTTTGTCGAATTAGTGATAATTATACCCAGCTACGAAGTTCAGGAAGAGAAATTCCAGCACGTTATGAATTAACGCCAGAAGATTATTCAGAATTTGAAGTTGAAGTTCCAGGAAGAGCATATTTAGATTTTGCAACAGTTGGAAAAAGTATGTGGCATGCTTTTTTTACAAACGACATAGAATTAATAAAAAACCAAAAAGTAAGTCCTCAAAAATGGGCTAGACCATTTTTTAACTATAAAATATCTAATGATAAAGTTAATCAAGAAAGAGAATATCAATGGCGTTTAAGAAGATTTGATAAATGGGTAGAGGAAAACAATCTACAAGAGTATATTGACCGTACTGAACCGCAGCATGCGATGGGACAGGCATGTATTGGTGATGTAGTATACAATGATGAACCAATATACGGACATGAACGACATGATGAAATTACTAAAGAAATGACATCGAAATTAAATTCATATACATACTTGTATGGAGTATATTTTACCTAATGGCGCTTTTTAACAATGGAGTTTCCAATAATGAACTTCCAGAAGAGTATAGTAACTTTTGTAGTGCACCTTGGTGTACTATTAGTCCACAGCCAGATGGAAGTGTGGAACCTTGTTGTATTAGTACCAAAGAATCTCGAGGGTCGTCAATACCAGTTTATGGTAATCTAAATGATAAAACATTCAATGATATCACCACTGGTGAAAAGATCAATGAGTTTCGTAAAAAGTTCCTTCGTAATGAGCGTCCAGAAGAATGCAATGCATGTTGGAAACAAGAAGAAACATCTGGGAAAACTAATATAAGTCTACGCAATGTTTTTAATAAGCATTATTTTGATCGTAAATTTATTGACAACACAAATGAAGATGGTTCATTTAATGATTTTAAAATTCGTTATTGGGATCTACGTCCAAGTAATCGGTGTAACTTTAGTTGCATAATATGTTGTGAACAGTTAAGTAGTGGTTACTGGCAACTACAAGAAGACATGAAACATCGCCATCAGATACCCAATAAGTTTACAGAATTAACACCTGAAAGATTCAATGAAGTATTTGATGTAATGAAAAATACACTAGACGAAATACATCCAGAAATGCACTTTTACTTTGCTGGTGGTGAACCACTAATGATGCCAGAACACAAACATATACTTGATTACATTGTTGAAAAAGAATACTATGATGTTAGTTTGCGTTACAATACAAATTTAAGTACACTAAAGTTTAAAGGTACAAATTGGGCAGATGTTTGGAGTAAATTCACAGACATTGACATAAATTGTAGTATTGATGCAGCAGGTCTTGCTGGAGAATTCCAACGTACAGGCAGTAATTGGAAGCAAATAAAACAAAATCTACTAGAGTTAAAAAATAAAAACATCCGTGTAACCTTTAATATGGTGATGACAATGTGGACATACCCAGTAGTTTTACAAACATTAGATGAACTTGAAGAGATATTTGGAAACACTGAAACTCTGCACCATGGTATACAATTTGTTGCTACTACACATCCAGAGCACATGGCTATAGATATGATACCTGATCAGTACATGGATACTAGTATAGTTGACCAAGTGCTTGATCGTGGTTACTATCGTGCACAAGAATTAAAAACTTATATACAAAATGCAGATCATACTCCTAATCGAGAATATTGGCGAAGACTCGTTGGGTATGTTGATCGGTTGGAAAAGGCCAGAGGTATAACACCAGACTCTTTTCTGCCATGGTACCGAGATTATGTTAATAAAAATTGGAGAACGACCATTGCATAAATTAAACTATGTAAAAAATCAACCTCATGAAATAAATTATAAAGAATCTTACAAATATACACATAAACCAAATACAACTACAGTAGGGCGTTTGATTGTGTTTGGTGATAGTTACGCACATTCCAGAGCAGAACAATCTTGGCCAAATATTCTAAGTGAAAAACTTGGAGTAGAATTAATAAATTATGCAGTTAGTGGAACAAGTTTAAATTACAGTATACAACAGTTCTTTAATTATTATCGTAACGAGTATCAGTCTGATGACTATATTGTATTTGTTACAACTAGTACACATCGTATACCATTTACATTAGACGGCGGACTTCCAAGTTGGCAAGCGGGCATTCATACATACTTGACAGACCCTAGCAAACTAACAGCCCCACAGTACAAATATTACCATGGTAATAAAAAGTTTTGGGACATATATTATCAACAAGCATTCAAAGTAGATGACTATTACAACCAAATTGAAATGATATACAATTTTTTAAATAATTTGTCTAACACTGTATTAATAATACCTGGGTTTAACTGTTTCCAATCCCCACAGAATAAATTAAAAGATGACTTCACAATGTATACAATTTCTCGACTCGAAGGTAATGTTAATTTTGATGACCTGAATCATATGAGTCTTGTTAACCGAAAAGTGTTGGCTGAACTAGCATATAAATATTTTACAGTAGATGCAAACTACGACATTTTCACACTAAAGGAATTTACATTTGTCAATAGCTGATAAACATTGGAAAAACGTGTTATCTGGTGATTGGCCTTACGAATCTGTAAAGGCAATCAATGAAGCTGTTCCTAGTGACAATGACTTCCGCACTAATTATTATAATTTTAGATCAACAGATACAAAGGAACTTTTTGAAAAACAAAAAGATCTTCCAAATCAAGATTATGGTCCTAATTTTGGTTATCATGAAAACAGCCATGGCTTTAGATGTGACGAGTTTGATCTTATAATGCGTAGACCTACAAAGAAATTATTGGCATTAGGTTGTAGTTTTACATATGGCATAGGTGTACCAGAAGAGCACACTTGGCCCAAGTTATTAGCAACTTGGCTAGAAAGTATATATGGAGACAAAATTGATGTTATCAATCTTGGTGTACCAGGTGGCAGTGTGTTTCAATGCGACATGCATTTAAACTGGTTTGATAAATTTAACCCTGATTATACTGTTGCGTTATGGCCAGACTCTTCTAGGACAATTGGCATAAATGACCGAGGTTACTTACGGCACTGCGGTACTTGGATAGCCAGTCAATCCAACAAGAATTTGTTAAAGCATTTTTATAACGCACATGTTGAATATGCACCAGATCAACTTGAGTTTACAAAACAAGTAATGATTGGAAAATTTGAAATGCTAGGACGTATAACTGCAACAAAAACAGCACATGTAGATGTTAAAGAACAGAAATTAACTAACCCGTGGATGCAGCATCCACTAGTAAAATGTACTCAGGAAGATATGTTTGCAGCAGGTGCTCCTAGAATTACAACTCATGGTAGAGATCTTCAGCATCATGGTACACACTGGAATATGCGATTGGTTAAACAGTTGGTATCTCAACTAACGGATCCAAATAAAAAATGAGTACATTTTGTCCACTATTATTTCAACACTTAGCAACCCATCCACACGGTGGTGTAACACACTGTTGTATTGCAGACCATCGTAATGCAATTAGTAGCAGCCGTGACAGTACTGAAAATGGACACCGCTACTATAATCTAAATCAGGACACTGTACAGGATACTATGAACAGTGAAAGTTTTAGGCGTGCCAGATTAGAATCACTAGCTGGTAAAAAGACAAAAGCGTGTATGCGTTGCTATAGTGAAGAAGCTAAAGGAATGCAGTCAAAAAGACTAGAGGAAATAAAAAATTATCCTGATTATACACAAGATGTAGCTCAATCAGTCACCGATGCTGATGGTTATATACAAGATGTACAACTAGAATTTGTAGAACTACGTCTGGGTAATACTTGTAATGTAGCATGCAGAACTTGCAATCCAGCAAGTAGTAGTAAGTGGCGTAATGACTATGATAAGTTACAAGCAGACTTAACATTTGATTTAACCAACTATAATACTATGCAAGGCTTTCGTTGGCCAGAACGTGAAGGGTTTTGGGAAGATTTACTCAAACATTGTGATAGTGTAAAAACATTTTATATCAATGGTGGCGAGCCTACTATGATTAAGCAGCATTTCAAGTTTTTGGAACGTTTAGTTGAAATAGGAAAAACAGATATCAAGTTATGGTATAACATCAATATGACTCGTATGAGTGAAGAGATGATTGAATTATGGCGTAAATTTGACACAGTTAAAGTTAGTTGTAGTATTGATGACCTGGGTGAACGTAACGAGTATATACGACATCCAACCAAATGGGACGATGTTATGCGTACCTTCTTGCGTTTAAAAGAAGAAGACTTTGAATTAGATGTAACACAAACTGTGAGCTTTATGAACTATAGTACACTGGGAGATTTTTATGACTTCTTCTATAATCAACATGGCGTATGGGTACATCATAACTATGTATACGATCCTGCCATACTAAGTCCTGCTGTGTTACCAAAACAAATGCGTGATGATATTCATAACCGTGTTGGAAACATATTTCCAGACTGGAAAGTGCAAGAGCTAAAAAATATGTTTGGTGGTCCTGACAATCCAACATCTTGGGCGAAAGCAAAAGCATATACACAAAGTTTAGATCGTATACGTAAGCAAAGTATAACTGACTACTTACCGGAGATTTGTTTTGACTAAGTTATATACATTTGGCTGTAGTTATACATTTGGACAGGGATTGGATGATCTCCCTATGAGTTTCAGAGACAGGAATAAATCACTTATCCCACCATCAAAGTTGGGATGGCCTAACCTGGTTGCTACTGCTTTAGGGTATGAGCTTGTAAATTTAGCTGTGCCAGGTATATCTAACAGGCATATAGTACATGTTGTACTCAATGAACTTCCTTACATTGATCCTAAAGGTAAAGTTATTATACATTGGACGCATGTTGGACGATCAATGTTTTTCACTACATCACCCAACCCGCCAGTTGCACCCAGCATCTACAAAAATGTTCGTAATAGTTCGTTAGCACATATTGAAAGAATAGCACCATGGATAAAAACTAAAACATCAGAAAATTATTACAAACATATTGGTAATGAGTTTCACTGGTATCATGATGCCATTATGCTTATGGACTATACAGATTTAAAACTAAAACAACATGGTATTAGCAAAGTATTACATTTAGGACCAGCACTTGGAGCAGGAGCAACCAGCGGCTCCACGTCTATGTTATTAAGAGGTCTTAAAGAAGACTTATATAGCAGCAAAATGCGCCGAGATGAAACTGTTATACACCTTATGCAAATTGATAAAGCAAAAGATGATAGTCATCCAGGATTAAAAACTCAACATAAGTATGCACAATATATAATTAAAGAACATGGCGAGTATTTAAATGGGTAAATCTTTAAAAGTAATTTTGTTTGGTGAACCACGTGGTATAGGAAACCATAATGACTGCCCTGGCACTAATCAGTTTGATACTATTTTAACAAATTCAACACTAATGTCACGTGTTGATCGTATCCACGTACACTGGTCAATTACACTGAAAAAAGTATCTCATCAACCATGGAACAACAGTTATATGGTTGATCGTTATGGTGTACGTTGGGAAGAAACAGAATACTTACCACAAGAACAAATTTTAAAAAATATAGAAAAATTTATGCATCCATATCTTGCTAAATCTCCACGATTAGTTACATATGATGTACATATTAGGGAGCCTTCAACACTACGTTGGGGGAAAGAATATCACAAAGTAATTGTAGATGCACTGTCTGAAAATTATGACTATATAATGTTTCATAGACCAGACAGTAATATCGAAGTTAAAAAAGATGGTCGAGCTGATAAGAGAAAACTATATTCAAAATTTTTAGATACAGACATCCCCGCAGTTTGTATTACTCCTAATCCAAATAAAACATTATGGACATATTATGATAAAGGCACTGAAACTCAACCATGGGCAGGCTTTTATGTGTCATGGAATGCATATGAAATTATGTTGTGGAACCGAAACGGACTAATATTACTTGAACAGTTTATCAAACTTAAAGCAATGAATGAACACAACCATGTTAACTTCGAATATCCAGGTGGCTTTCCTGAAGGTTGGGGTGTATTCCAAAGTTGGTATACATCACAGAGAATAGATAAGGCAGAAGACTTTTGGAGCGTTGTGTTGTTAGCAATTAGTACGTTTTCACATAACTTTATGGTTATAGACAATTTACCATTTAGATCTCTTATACGTCAGAAGGGTACTTAATGTTTACAGGATCTAATAGATTTGGTTTGTTAAAAGAAAACCTGTTACCGGAAATTCCATATAGAGAAGATAACTGGACAAAGTATTATAAAGATGGACCTGATGCTATTAATCAGTTTGTAGATAACCTATATCAAGATCAAAACTTAGTTACATATTTTATACCACAACTACCTGTGTCAGTACTTTATAATGATTTTAGTTTGGAGTCTTACGAAGATCAAGCTCGTATTATATTAAACAGAACACTAAATTTACCAGAGCGCAGTACACAAGAGCTACAAGGCAGACGCTTAGAGTACAGTGTAAAGTATAACCCAGACGAGTATCCCCCAAGTCAAGGATATTATATACAAACAACACTAACATCATTAACTGAACCTGATATATACAATGGAGGCGGCTTTTATACTACAATCTTATATGGTATGTATACTTGGTTTAACAATTTTAATTGGGATAGTAATAGTTGGAGTCGTAACATAGGGTTGTTTATAGACCAGTCTGGCAAATGGTTACTGCACCCTGGAAGAGCACGTTTATCATATCCGCAGTTTGCTGGCACTAATACTCCAGTTATTGCAGTTGTACATCAGGATATTGATTTAAAAGAATACATTGACAATTCTATTAGAATCAACTACAATATTGAAGAGATACAAAAAATAATATGTACGGTGTCAGGTTATTCTGATGCTGATATAAACTTTAGAATACATGACGGTATTGTTGATGCTTGGTATACTGAGCGCCGCTATGGTAGGTCATATACTGGAGAAACGTTTACTACATATTTTGGAGATCATTTGACTGTAGAGTTTCGTGATAATGTATTAACATATAACGATGAGCCAGTTGTATATTTAAAAGACAACAAACTTTATTTCTACAATACTACTCCACGATTTAATTTAGAGAAAGCAATAAAATGAAATACACACATCCTTGGGAATATTTTTTAGTAGAAGACTTTTTACCTCAAGAGTTGGTTCAACAATTAAAAGAGATAGAAGTAAACAGTGACAATAGTAACTGTGAAGGAACTAGAACTGGTATTCCTGGCAGATATTTCTTTACACCAAACAATCACGACACTATAACAAAAATAGTTGTAGATCATATTTTAGGACGTAAACAAGAGTTTGAACAACAATTTGGCTATGATCTCAGTAATAGTTACTTGAGAGTTGAACTTGCACAAGATGATGAACAACAATGGCTAGAGCCACATTTGGATTCACTAGACAAACGTATTACTATGATTGTTTATATTGATCAAGATGACGAATCAATGACAGACTTGGGTACTGATTTATACCTGACCAATGATGCGTCAGGCGAAAGTGTTAGAGCTGGCTGGCGAGAAAATCGTTGTCTAGTGTTTAAACCAACTGAAGAAAAATGGCATGGTGTTGCTAAACGTTCGTATCAAGGACGTAGACTTGTGTTGTTAATTAACTATGTAAACAAAGACACCTGGAACAGTGTTGATCAAGTATGGGATGTAGATGTATGAGTTTTGTCGGAGTAACCAATTATAAAAAGACAAGTGAACGTTTGCCAGGAAAGCATCATAACGAATTTTATGATGGTAAATCTCTTGTAGATGTTAAACTAGAGCAATTGTTTAACGCAGGAGCAGAACACGTTTACATCAGTACAGATGATACTGAAGTATCTAATACAGAAAATGTTACGTATGTTCAGCGTGACACTGAGTATTGTAATAATGTAACTAGATTTGGATATGTGTTAGAAAGAATATATAATGATGTTCCTGTTGCTGATGATCAAAATGTCATTTATACATTTGTGTGTTGCCCATTATTTAAACGCTACAAAGAAATGTATAAAGAATACTTGCGAAGCGGTAAAAATCAGATTGCAGTTCACAACAGTACACATTATTATATGGATATAAACAAACGTCCTGTTAACTTTAACTTTGGGTTGTGGCATCCATATAGTCAGGGCATTGACCCAGTGTACATGTTTCCTTATGCAGGAACAGTGTGTAAAATGAAAGATTTACGTGAAGTTAACTATATGATTCCACTTGAATTTGAATACTTTAATATGAATCAATTTGAAGCGATTGACATTGACGAACATGAAGAATTTGAGTTAGCAAAAGTTTTATATGATCATTACAAATAGTTTGCAAGAACAGGAAAGGCATTTTCAAATGCCTCTCTGCCTCGAGTTTTAATAACACGGTGATTGTGATATTTAATTGCCTGTGATGTATCACCTTCTTGCATCATAAACTTGGTTATCCAGTTGTCAGCACCAACAGCTGGATTTGTTTGAAAACTGGGATCATTAGATAATGCAAATTTTTCCATTACAAGTTTTTTAAATACTAATGGCAAAGCTGAAACACTCATTGGATCCCATACTATGTTGTTGTAAACACGTACTTCGTGTTCTCTTGCCCATGCATGAAAATCTGGTGTATTCCATATGTTTAACATGTTAATACTATAACTTATGCCAAGATTAATAATACCTTGTTTATCTAACTCTCTCCATTTTAAAAATACTTCATATGTATCTTTCCAAACACCCGGCCATCTCAGATATTCAAATTGTTCGTGTGTATTATCCAAACTTAGCATAATACGAACCATTTTAAAATGCTTAAAATGCTCTACAATATTTTTGGGCCACACAGTACAATTTGTGATCCAAAGTATGTCTATTTCTGATGCTTGACCGCTTTCAACCAAAAACTCAATTAGTTTAGATTGCTTTTTAATCATAAATGGCTCACCACCACTTAGTTCAATACGTTTACTATTGGCGCTTAGTATTCCCATTTGTTGCCAGAAACTATCTTTTTCTTGCCACTGTTCAATACGTGGGTCGCCCCAACCTTCTTTTCGAAAGATACTTGCCCACTTACTACTTGCACCAGGCCAACAAATACTACATGCTAAGTTACAAGTGTTGCCCATTTTTAAATCTAAATACTTAATTTGATTTGGATCACCAGGATCGTTACCAAAGTTACGTATTTCATTGATTCGTTTACTGTCTCCACCTGCAATCTCAACATCTAAACATCTACGACAATCCGTTTTAAAATGTTTATCAAAGTTTTCGATAAAGTCCTTTCTGTCTTGACTGTCTAACACTTCTTGTATATTATGAGTATTAACATTATACGGTTTTCCTTCCGAGTCAACAAACAGCTTATCAGAAACACAGCAAGAGCTAAATGTTCCGTTACTTCGGATTTCAAATCCGTTACTAACCATGGGGCAAAATGTTTTCATAAATATATTTATATTAACAGAGTATTTAATGACAATCACAAGAAACTTACTAATACCTTGCAGTGGTCCTGGAACTCGCAGCATAGGCTACACTAAACTTCATAAAACACTAATAAGAGTCGGTAACTGTGCAGTTATCGATCATATTATTAATAGCTATACTGATATCAACAAAATTTTTGTTATGTTAGGATATCAAGCTGACTATGTACGTGAGTATTTGAGCCATGCTGGTTATAACAACATTGAATATATTGAAATCGAGAACTGGAGCGAAGGACAAATACCAAGTTTTAAACAATTACCAGTACATGTGTTTGAGCATCCTATATACTATAACGCATGTGACAACTGGAGTCAAGAGGTTCCTGTTGTAAATGATAATACTTTTTTTACTTGTACTCCAAACAACAGTGAACACTATGATACTGATGGTAATTTAATATATGCAGGTATAAGTTTTATGCAAGATGCATATGAATATTATGATTGTTTACAAAGAAGTAAGCACAATCGTAATGACCTACTAATAATGAAAGAGCTTAACAACTTAAAACACCAACCATTGGATACCTGGTATGATGTAGGCAATCGTGAAAGTTATCAAGAAACCAAGTCTCATTATAACGATAGTATAACAGTGCTAGACAAGAAAAATCAAGAAGTATATTTTGTTAATCAAAGAGTGGTAAAGTTGTGGGATGATAAGCCTTACATAGAAACAAACAATACAGCGTTTCCACACCCTAGTCCTGTTAAATGTACTACACACGGATTAAGTTATCCACATGTAGATGGAGTTGTAAATGTACACAGCGACCAGTATGCCAGTCTTTTTGATAGTTTATCTAACTTATGGAATTACTGTTTAGTAAACAATGTTCCAGTTTATAACAAAGAACTGTGGCAAGATAAAACATGGGAACGCTTTGATATGATGTGTTCTATAGATGAAAAATATGCAGGTGTTATTACAATTAATGGACAGGACATAGATTGTACAAAACAGTTTGAAAACATTGACTGGAAAAAACTTAATTGGGGAATATTTGGTCCATGCCATGGCGATTTAACTTTGGATAATATTATTATGTCACAGGACACTATAAATTATATAGATCATCGTCCTGGAAAAGTAACAGATATATTTTATGACATATGTAAATTTTATTTGAGCTTGTTTTTAAACTGTGAAAATTTAGACAACTTGGATCTTGAAGATGATAATATTTACTTAAACATAGACTATCGTTCAGAAAGTCGCATAGGTTACTTTCGTAATAGTGAAATATATAAAAAGTACTCAGACAAGATAGAACTTGGTGTAGCTGTATTGTGTTTGTGTATGGCACCACTAAATGTAAATAAAGAGTTGAACCATAAATTATGGTTGTTTGGAATGTTGTCCTTACAGAAAGCATTGGAAAAATCATGACAAAAAATGTAATATGGGGCTGGACTGGCATGAGTCATGATGCTAGTTTGGCAGTGTATACTGGAGATGGATTAGAGTTTGCAGCACACAGTGAACGCTATAGTAGAATCAAGAATGACAAAAACTTACATCAGGATCTAATTGCAGAAGCATTAGAGTTTGGGCACCCAGATAAAATATACTTCTATGAAAACACGTTTTGGAAAAAAACTAGACAGTTATACGCTGGACAGTTTAATTTACTTCGTAAAGAATCACCAACAAATTACATGAGAAAATATTTACCAACGGCTCCACGCAGTCGTGGCGTCAGTCATCATTTAAGTCATGCTGCCGCTGGTTATTATACCAATCCAGGTAACAAAGACAGTGCTGTACTTGTACTAGATAGTATCGGTGAATGGAATACTGCTAGTATATGGACTGGCAAATCTGGGAAGTTACGTAAAAAATGGAGTCAGAATTATCCACATAGTATAGGTATTTGGTACAGTGCTATGACTCAACGTATTGGATTAAAGCCACAAGAACACGAATACATCCTCATGGGTATGGCTGCAATAGGCGATCCAGAAAAGTATTATGAACTTGTAAAGATGGACTTTATATCAAAGATGCCAAGTATACAAGATCCACGTATACTATTCAAACGGAACTGTCACAGAGGATGTTTAGATTGGCGTCCTGATTTGAACAGTGTACAAGACTATGCTGACATTGCCGCAGCCACCCAACGCATATATGAAGAAATATTTGACACTCTTTGCATGTACACTGCACAAAAAACAAAAATGCAAAACTTAGTATTAATGGGAGGCTGTGTACTCAATTGTGTAGCTAATCCTATTGCAACTAAATATTTTGATAGCGTATGGATTATGCCCAATCCTGGTGATGCTGGTAGCGCAATTGGTTGTGTACTAGCACACAAGAAACAATTTATGGAGTTTACACATGCCTTCACAGGACACGACATCCAAGGAGAATACCCGGTTAAAGACATTATCACAGCTCTCAAAAGAGAAAAAATCACAGCCGTTGCCAGTGGTCGAGCAGAATTTGGACCTAGGGCTCTCGGAAACAGAAGCATTCTTGCTGATCCTAGGGGACTAGACGTCAAAGACCGTGTTAATAATATTAAGCATCGAGAAGCCTTTCGACCCTTTGCTCCTATGATACTTGAAGAACACGCAAGTGATTATTTTGAGATGCCACGAAATATAACACACTCACCTTTTATGCAGTTTGTTGTAAAATGCAAACAACCTGATAAATTTCCTGCTATTGTACACTATGACAACACTAGTCGTGTTCAAACAGTTAACGAAACAAACGGTTGGGTATATACGTTATTACAAGCATGGTTTAAAGAAACTGGGTGTCCGATGTTACTAAACACTAGTTTAAACATCAAAGGTGAACCGTTAGTAAACACAAGAGAAGACGCAGAGCGTTGGACAGAACAATATGGAGTACAAGTATGCTTACCAAAATAAGAGACTTTTTTATGTGGCCAATCGACAAGTATCGTGCACGTAGAGCTTTTAAAAAACGAATGAAAGAATTAAAAGATCAAGATCCGTTTATATATGAATAATGATTGACTAATCGTATATAATCGTATATAATCGTATAAAATAAGAGGAAATTTATGTTAGACGTGGTTCAGATAAGTTATGGCGAGGAACAAGCCGACGAGAATTTTGACATTTTAAAATTTTATGCACCGCATGCCAAGCGAGTACAAGGAGTTAAAGGAATTTTTAACGCTCATAAAGCAGCGGCAGAAATATCAGAGACTGCTTTCTTTTACGTATTTGATGCTGATGCTGTAATAGAAGAAAACTTTAATTTTAATTTTAGACCAAATCCAAATAAACTAGAGTATGATGCAGTACCGCAAACAGAGTGCGTATATGTTTGGCGTAGTCGAAATCCAGTTAATGACCTAGTATATGGATACGGTGGTGCTAAATTATTCCCCCGCAAAAATATGTTGGCGGCAAAGGATTGGAAAGTAGACATGACAACCACAATGGGAGCCTGCTTTGTGCCAAAGTTTCAAGTATCCAACATAACAGCATTTAATACCAATCCATTTGAAACTTGGAAAAGTGCATTTAGAGAATGTACAAAACTATCAAGTAGTATTATTCCCAACGGAGATAATACAGATAATGAATACAGGTTAAGAGTTTGGTGTGAGCGTGGCGCTTCTCGGCCGTTTGGAAAGTATTGTATTGCAGGTGCTAAACAAGGCAGAGACTTTGGCGAACACTACCAAAATAATCCAAATGCTTTAAATAAAATCAATGACTTTGATTGGTTGCAAAAACAGTTTGCCCAAATACTGGAGGATTTGGATGACTGAAGAATCAGAAGTTCAAGACGGTATTTTACCACTGGAAATACATGAGTTACTGGACAGATATGAACTGTTGTATCCAGACGTTACTGAACTGTCTGATTTACGCCGTGTAATAGTTGATCAGGATCTTAGTAGTGTTTTTAGAATTTCTGATGAAAATGATGAGTTACGCAAAGCAGTTATCGAAGAAAATCTACACAGCATTTTTAGAGTGTTGGAAAGTAAAAGTTATTATGAAGTTGATGACTTGTACAAATATATGGAAGATGTACGTAAAGCAGTTGTTAACAAAAATTTGCGCAGTCTTTTTAAATTACTTAACGCTGAAGATTTAAGAAAAATTTGCTTAGATAAAAATTATTGGAAACTTTGGCCTTTACTGGATCAATACACTAATACAAGATTCACTGAGGCATTTAAAAACTTTTATATAAACAACACAGTGATTGATACTGATTGCTTTAGCCGTGGACAAATACAAAGTAAACAGTGGCTAGTAGAAGAGTTAGCAAAGGTAGGTAAACCACTTGGTACAGTGTTCTTGTGTGCAGGTTGGTATGCTACATTAGCTACAATGATGTTTGAAAATCAAGAACTTATTATCGGAAAAATTCGTAGTTTTGATATTAATCCAGATGTGGTGGATATTGCAAAGACATTTAATAAACCATGGTTAATGCAGGACTGGAGATTCCAAGCAAGCCAGGCTGATATACACGATATTGACTACTATGCACATGCTTACCAAGTACATCGTGCTGATGGCACCGCAGTTGATTTAGTAGATGAACCAAACACAATTATAAACACAAGTTGTGAACATATTGAAAACTTTAGTGATTGGTATGACAAAATACCTGAGGGTAAATTAGTTGTACTACAAAGTAATAATTTTGTTGATATTTCTGAACATGTTAACGTTGTAAAAAGTATCAGTGCATTTAAAAAGTCAGCCCCAATGGAAAATTTATTATATGAAGGCACACTTAAACTTCCCAAGTACAAAAGGTTCATGTTAATTGGATATAAGTAAGTTAACACTTAGGGAATTACAAATGGAATCTGCACGGGCACTAAGTACTATGCAGGCTACCAATAATAACATCTATAAATTTAATAAACTAGCACATCATGATAGTCAAAAATGGTATCGTGCAGTAATTGAATGGTACATTGATGAGTATGGAGATTTGCCTAGTAAGTATGGCCCAGGAAAAGATGTAAAGTTAATATTAGATGTATAGTTACCAAGATATAACACAAGTACACTTAGAAATAACACAGCGTTGCCAAGCAGCATGTCCTATGTGTGACCGTAATGAAAATGGTGGTCCAGATAACCGTCATATTAATAATGCTGAGTTAAGTTTTGAAGATTGTAAACGTATTTTTACACCTATGTTTATTAAAAATTTACATAGTATGTATATGTGTGGCAACTTGGGTGATCCCATCGTTGCACATGATACTCTAGAAGTATTCAAGTACTTTAGAGAACATAATCCTAAAATGTGGTTAAGCATGAATACAAATGCAGGAGCAAAAAGTGTTGAATGGTGGAAAGAACTTGCCCAAGTCTTTGGTAGAATGGGTACTGTTATTTTTAGTGTTGATGGTCTAAGTGACACTAATCATTTATACAGGCAGGGTGTTGTCTGGAACAATGTAGAACGCAACATGCGAGCATTTATAGATGCTGGTGGTAGAGCACGTTGGGACTTTCTTATTTTTGGACATAACGAACACCAAGTAGACGAAGCAGAAAAATTAGCGAAAGAATGGGGCTGTGAAAGGTTCCAACTTAAAAAAAGTGCACGGTTCTTTACCTCAAGTGCAAAAGCAAAAGACAAACATCAAGCACATAATCGAAAAGGGCAAGAAACACAGTTATTGGAAAAACCTAAAAAATTAGACAATCAAAACTTAGCACTGTTAAAGCAAAAAGAAATAGAAAAAACTTACGGTAGTATGAAAGACTATTATGACAGTTGTACTATTGATTGCAAAGCCATAAAAAGTAGTGAAGTTTTCATTACAGCAGAAGGATTACTAATGCCTTGTTGTTGGACAGGTGGACGTATGTATAAATGGTGGCACAAAGATTATAAAGTAGAGCAAATATGGGATCACATTGATGCGGCTGGAGGTAAAGAAGCATTAGATACTCGTAAACACGGATTACGAAGTGTAATGAGTAGTGGAATACTACAAAGCATTCAGGACAGTTGGAATAAGTCAAGCATTGCTGACGGAAAGTTAGGTGTATGTGCTATGAAATGTGGAACTGAATTTGATCCTTTTGCGGAGCAATTTAAATGATAAAAACAACAAAATATTCAACACCATATGGGTCAGCGCATTTTTGTAATAATGCTATACATAATTCTATTGCACTAAGTGGTGGATTTGATAGTGCAGTTGCATTGTATTATCTAGCAAAAACATTAAGTGAAAACAATATAAATGCAACAATCTATCCTTTCACAGTACAACGGGGAAATCCAACACCTGAACGTAAATTAAATCGTGTGAGTATTGTTCCATATGTACGCCGTATAATTAAATATACAAGAAACTTATTTCCTAATATTACAATAAAAAATCCATTGGTTGAAATGGCAAATTATCACTGGGTTGCGTATAATGTTAACGGAGCAAATATAGGATCATATACAACAGCACAACAAACCCTTACAAACTTTATTGAATGGCGGCATAGAACCCGTATTGCCCAGCCTCATTATACCAGAAAACAAAATCAACTAATAGTGTATAATGGCGTAACAAGAAATCCTCCAAAAGGTTGTATCGAAGATAGTGAAGAAGAACATCGTGATCATTTGCATCCTGAACCATTAAAAAAGAATTCTGCAACAGTACATAACCATGAAGTATTAACATTTGGAAAACTAGATTATGATTATCATTCATTACAGGTTTGGAGAAATAGTGATAAACGTATTGTGTTTTGGTTAGCTAAAGAAGCAGGGATACTTGATGACATGTTACATTTGACTCGTAGTTGTGAAGGCGGCCCAGATGAAACTCACGACTTTACAAAGGTATGTGGCGAGTGTTGGTGGTGTTTAGAGAGAGATTGGGCACATGAAAATTATATGAATTTGGATATTAAACATGAAGAGTGAAACATTTTGTATCTTACCGTGGGTACACCTAAGTACAAGACCAGATGGAAGTATGCGAGTATGTTGTACTGCAAATGCTAGCAGTGTTGGACCTACTAATGACAAAGAACATGGTGGCATGGTGGGCGTACTCAAAGACGATGAAGGACGGCCAAACAACTTAAACGTTACTGATTTTCAAAGTGCTTGGAATAGTAAGTACATGAAAAATGTACGTAAACAAATGATGAATGGTGAAAAGCCTCCAAGTTGTTTAAAGTGTTATAAAGAAGAAGAGTCAGGACATCGCAGTAAACGCCAATGGGAAACGGCATATTGGAGTCAACGTACAGATGTAGATCAACTTATGGCTGATACACAAGAAGATGGAAGTGTTCCGCCACAATTAGCATACATTGACTTACGCTTCGGCACCAAGTGTCAGCTAGCTTGTGTTATGTGTAGTCCACATGACAGTAGTGGTTGGATCAAAGACTGGAGTGCAATACATCCGCAAATACAAAACAAGAGTCTTAAAAGTAATACCCAGTGGAGTGACAAAGGCAGTATTAATGGCAGCAGTTACAACTGGCACAAGAACAATCCACTATTTTGGGAGCAATTTAATGAACAAATACCCAACATGAAACAACTGTATTTTGCAGGTGGGGAAAGTTTAATTATTGAAGAACATTATGAAATACTTGAAGAAGCAATCCGTCAAGGTCATGCAAAGAATTTAGAACTTCGTTATAACTCAAATGGAGTTGAATGGCGAGAGGATCTATTTGACCTATGGCGAGAGTTCAAACTTGTAAGGTTTCATTACAGTGTAGACAGTATACACGATATGAATGATTACATACGTTACCCCAGTGAATGGAAACGTACAGAAGAAGTGTTCCACATACTTGACAAAGAAACAAGCGATAATGTAGAAATAACAGTTGCTTGTGCTGTACAGGCACTCAATGTATATTACTTGCCAGACTTTATCAAGTGGAAACTAGAACAAAACTTCCACAAAATTAATATGTGGCCGTTTGGCGCTGGCGGTATTAACTACCACTTTGTTTATCATCCAGCACACTTAAATGTTAAAGTACTGCCAGACTGGTTTAAAGCTGAGTGTCGTAAAAAATACGAGGAGTTTTATCCTTGGTGGGAAGCAAACTGGGAAAAAAGTATCCCAAGTTGGCACAAAGGTAAAATTACATATCAAGAATGGCGGGATGCTGAATATGGTATTAAAAGATTGGAAGGCATGTTAACATTTATGGAAAGCGAAGACTGGAGTGTGCGATTACCAGAGACGCAAGAGTTTTTGGCATTGTGTGACAGACAACGGAACAATAGTTTTAGTGCAACATTCCCAGAAATGAAAGGAATATTTGATGGTAGATAACCCTAAACAAAGCGATTGTAGTACGTTCTGTCCGTTGCCTTGGAATAGTATTAATATTCGCAACAATGGAGATATAAGAATTTGTTGTAATGCTAACAGCTATACAGCAAACCGTGGCATAGTTAGACATGATGATGGCACACCATATAACGCTAGTAGAGACAATTTACAAGACAGTCGTAACAGCGAACTAAGTCGTGATGTCCGAGCTACTATGTTACGTGGAGAATGGCATCCAGAATGTGAACGTTGTAGGCAAGAAGAAAAGAACGGTGTACTAAGTCGTAGACAAATGGAATACAATGACTGGGACTTAACGCCTGAAACAGCAGAAGAGCTTACACAAGAAGATGGTACTATCAATACTGAAGACTTTAATTTAGAGTTTTTTGACATTCGTTATGGCAACTTTTGTAACTTAAAATGTAGAATGTGTGGACCGACAGATAGTCATACTTGGTTTGATGACTTTGTCAAGCTCAATGGACAGACCCATTATAAAGACACACACGAGCGTATTCAGTTAACTAAAAATGCCAAAGGGCGTTGGGAAACAGATCAATATGATTGGTTTAAGGGCAGTAATATGTACTGGACCAACTTTGAAGAATATACAAAGGATGCTAAAAAACTTTATATTGTAGGCGGTGAACCACTTATCATTGAAGAACATGTTGACAGTTTAGAAAGACTTATACATAATGGCAGTGCAGCTAATATGCAGATTGAATACAACACAAACTTGACCAATGTGACACCACGCATGTTGGATTTATGGAAAAACTTTAAAGAGATTCGTATTGGCGCAAGTATTGATGCATGTAATAAAATCTTCGATTACCAACGTGCACCAGCTAAGTGGGAACACGTATATGAAAACTTAAAAAAGATTGAAGCAAATGACGACATTAACTTCAAGTGCTGGTATGCATTTACTATTACACCACTAAATGTTTTCCACTTCCCAGAATTTATGCGTTGGAAAGTAGAAGATAGTGGGCTTACAAAATTTAATCCTGTACACAGTTGGCGTCCAATTGTTAGTTTCCACATGTGTCATAGTCCCAAGTATTATAATATCAAAGTATTGCCAGATGACATTAAACAAGAAATCAGTAGGCAGTATGCGGAATGGCGTACTTGGATGATTAACAGCGATAATATCGACAATGTAAAAAAACATTTTGTAAAACATCTTGACAGCGTAGAAAAATTTATGCTAAGTGAAAGCTATAGTGATGGTGAATGTTGGAGTGGAAGAACTTGGTTAGAGGAGTTTGTTCAAGTTACTCGTGGACTAGATGAGATTCGTGATCAAAATATACTAGATATTGTTCCTGAATACAAGAGCTTGTTTGATGAGAATAACTAATGAGAACTTAGACTGTGCTGTAGTTACACTGTTTATCCACAATGTATGCAACTACAATTGTAGTTATTGCAGTGACTTTCACAGAGATGGTAGCAATCGTTGGCCTGAGGACTGGCAGCCTTACTTAGACTTTTTAGAGCGTGTAAAGCAAACCAACAAATACTTGTATGTAGAAGTGCTTGGTGGCGAGCCCACAGTGTGGCCTAAGTTTCAGGAGTTTGTTGACACCATCAGTGACGATAGAACATTTGTGGAGTTTGGCACCAATGCAAGTCGTACATTGCGTTATTGGGAAAGTTTTAAGACTCGCAATGCATTTGTATTTTTAAGTTGGCATTACGAAGAAGCAGACGATGATCACTTTTTTCAGGTAGCCGAAATTATGCAAGACAAGGCAAGCGTTAGTATACCACTTATGATTGTTCCGGATAACTTCGAACGTGCTAAAGCATTATACGAAAGATTAAAGACACTACGAGTAGAAATAACACCAAAGTTTACTCGTACTAGCATACACGGTCATAGTTATTTTGACTATACAGATGAACAACGTGAATGGATACAAAGCAACTATTTCCATCGGATGCGTGACTTTGGTATTGATTGGGAAATACCACGCAACCTGCATTTTGATGGAGAGAAAGTAAAGTTCATGACAGTGCTTGACCGTGAAATGCACCGGTTCGAAGGCTATACTTGTACAGCAGGCCTTAAACGTTTTATGGTAGATCCCAATGGCGACATCAAACGTTGTACTAAAAGAGTAGGCGGCGTTATTGGAAATATATTTGAGGACTATGAACTGCCTGTTAGCCCTATAGTTTGTAACTATACAGCATGTCCTTGTAAACTAGATGCGATTGTAGAAAAATGGAAATGACTCCTTTTATACCAGTCGGTGCAATAGACGTTGATGACGGTATAACGTATAATCTAAACAAATATTGTTATCGTAGTCGGCAATCTGACCCGATTGCGGACGGTAATTATGGTATTGCGATGGGATGCAGTGTAACATTTGGTCAAAGTATTCACGAAAGGCATCGCTTCAGCAATTTAATTGAACACGAACTTGGTAAACCAATAATAAATCTAGGGATACCTGGCGCTGGTGTTTTGCCTTATTACCTAAATTTATGTCAGCTAATATGCAGTGGCAGTGCATATCCAGAATTTATTATTGCACAGAAGTCTTGGATGTCAACCAGACTGACATTGCTCGCTCCTGACTGTCCAATTGTAATTACTCCACGATCCTCTATTTTTGAGACCTTGGTCAAGTCATATAATCTTCCCACAATCAACGGATACTATTTCACACAGGTAAAAAACATATGCAATCGACACAGTATTAAGTTTATTGAATGGGACCCTGGGCTACAATATTGTGATCATGGCGTTGATTTGGAACACCCTGGGATAAAACAGAACGAAAAATGGGCGGATGAATTTATTGACACTATTGGCAAGAGAGAATATAATGATTGAACAGTATGAAGACATAACTTTTGACATGCTGGGTACAAGACGCCAGCGTCCAATGTACTTGAGTAAATTTACTAAGTTTAGACAGAATTTGGATATGCGTACATACCCAAAAGATCCACATGCGTACACACAAACCTTTTTAACAGAAATTGATCGTTGGATTAACGAACACACTAGAGTAAGATACACAGGTTTGGAAACATTTGGTAGACGTGATGCCATACATGGCACAACACACCAATTAGATGAACTACATCAACTGTACGGACTTAGCATAAGTGTAATGAAGGGCGAGTACAAATATCACAGACGTCTAACTGATTTTAAAGTATCGCAAATAGACCACTACAGTCAACTACAAACTGGAGACGTTTTTATTGTAAGTTATCCTAGTTGCATTACAACCGGGTTGCACGACGATTTTGATAAACTGTTGGACCATTGTGCGGAGCACGATATTCCTGTACATATTGACGGAGCATGGTTTGGACAATGTCGTAACTTTGAACTAGATGTTACACACCCTGCTATTAAAAGTGTAAGCGTTAGTTTAAGCAAAGCACTGGGCATGGGTAGTCAGCGTATTGGTATACGTTATACTCGTGAAAAGACTCCTGGACCAATTAGTATTATGAATGACTTTAACTATGCTAATGTAAGTGATATGTGGCTGGGTGTTGAAGCAATGCGACACTTTGGAGTTGATTATTGGTGGAGTAACTATGAAGATTTATACACTCGTGTTTGTGCTGACTTTGGATTAACTGAGAGTAATAGTATACATGTTGGCTGGATTACCGATGACAACGGAACTCATCAGTTTGGTGTACGTACACCATTACGTTACTTGATAGAAGGTATATTTGACGAGCGTGGAACAGATAAAGGATTGAATGCAATTGAGCGAGCTGAAAGAAAATAGCTTTATATATGTAGGCCCAAGTTGGGCAGCAACTAGTTTTGGACATGAAGAGCCTACCAACTTGCTCGAGCAGTGGGAGTTGTCAGCAGTTAATTATAGCAAGCGTGGTAAGCGTAATTTAGATTTTATAAGAATACCAGATTACAATATTGACAGACCATGTGTGTGGGTCTTTTGTGAGCCACTAGTAGAATTATTTAAAGGTGTGCGCAATCCTCAAGAAGGAGACAGAGATTATCCTGGCATCGCAAGTTACTTAGATGCCTTTGATCATAGATTGCATCACAGCAAACTTAAACGACAACAGCTTGAACAAATGAACAACTTGGGTGTACCAATAGGACTAATAGGATCACACTGTGATGTTTATGAGTCAGATATCCAAGGTTTAGAAAATTTATCTATAATACATCCAAGTTGGCAACAGTGGATGAAAGATCAATGTCAGCTAACAGACTTTACTTTAAACTTTGGTTGTGATATTGCTAATAATATGATTCAAGAAATTGGGTTTAACAATGTTCCTAATAAAGTACTAGTTGACGACATCTGGAACCAGTACGTGACTTGGAATGAACTGCAAGTACAAGGACTGTTTCACAAAACACATCCAAACAGAAAATCCAATATTGAGTTTGCTAAAGAAACACGAGACGCAGTTGTTGATTTTTTAAAGGCAGTTGCATGAGTAAATTTCATTGTCAATTTATGTATAATAGTTTTTACTATAACAAAGGCAATGTAAGCATGTGTTGCTTGCAAAATAAGTTGTTACGAAAAACTGATTGGTCCGATGTTAATAACTTAGAAGAGTTTTACAAAAATTCAGAATTCCAAAAGATAAGGAGTACTTTACAGTCTAATATATATCCAACAGAATGTAATACATGCTGGGTAATGGAAAATCAAGGTACAGAAAGTATGCGGCAAAGCAATCCATACTTTATGGGAATACAAGATCAAACACCACGTATTACACATGTTGATTTAAGATTAAGCAATAAGTGTAACTTGGCATGTCGCATGTGTTTTGCGGGAGATAGTGATCAAATTGCAAAACTGGAAGGCATAGAAATTCAACCAAGCGACACTAGCAAAATTCTAGACTTGGTATTAGATTTACCAGATTTAAAAAATATAAGGTTTGCTGGCGGCGAGCCATTTGTTATGCCAGAAGTTATTGACTTTCTGAATAAACTTGTTAGTATAGAACGTACTGATATTGAGATAGAAATTATTACTAACTGTACTAGTATTAAATCCAGTTTAATAACAACACTAAACAAATTTAAAAAAGTTGTGATTATGGCCAGTATTGACGGTGTAGGTACTTGGTTTGAATTTCAAAGATATCCTGCTCGTTGGAAATCAGTACGCCGTAATTTTGAACAGATATATAATAGTAACAGTATAGTCAAGATGGTTCCATGTATTGGCAGCATAAACTTATTGGGATTAAGTGAGTTTTTTATCTGGGCAAATCAATATCCTAATGCGCAAGTTACCTTTAATGAAATCATTGAGCCCGCTTACTTAAACTTTAGGTATGTACCACTTGATAACCGAAAACGATTGTGGAGTGAATTTAAAGACATGACACTACGGAATGCTGTAACAGATTGGACAGTGTTTAAAGAAAAACTAATGTACGAGTATCTAGAGCCAGATGAGACAGTAAAACAACAGATTAAAGATCGTAATCATCTAGTATGGCATGCTAATGAAGAACAAATGAAAGAAGTATTTCCGTGGATTTATACATAGACAACAACTGGAAACGTGTAGGTGTCCGACTTAGTGGAGGTGCTGACAGTAGTATAATATATTACTCACTATGCAAGCATTTTTTAAATACCGATACCAAAATAATTCCACTAACAATGACTACTCCACGCAATTGGTGGTATTCAAAAGGTGCACAGATAGTAATTGATCGTGTGGATGAATTACTGGGAACTAAAACAACAGAACATTATGTGTATCAGGACCAAACACCACACACAGATGAAAGTTACGTTGCGGCGGTTGACCATTTAAGTAAGCAAGCGTATCGGAAATATAATCTAGATGCAATTTATATTGGACTTACTCGCAATCCACCAATACAAGAGATGAAAGAATTTTTTACTACAGAATTTTGCGACACACACAATTTAGATCGAAATGACGTATACGATCATATCAATGATAGAGATCATGAACGAGACAGTCGTGTTGAGCCCGAAGTGCGTAAGATTTACGATAGCAAACTACAGCAAGTGATTCCGTTTGCTAACTTAGACAAATTAGCAACAAGAGATTTATATGATTTAGAAAACATGCAGCAAGAACTTTATCCATATACATACAGTTGCGAAAAGGCTATCCCATTGGATAGTGATCTTAATCACTGTGGGCATTGTTTCTTTTGTTTAGAAAGATTTTGGGCATTTGGGAGATTAATATAATGGATAGAGGTTATAAGAATATAGCGGATTATGATGTTGATAGACCAGAATTTGGTACTTATAATTTAGAATTTGATCCGCATCAATTTTTATCAGAAGCACATACTGTATATGATAGTCCGACAGCAAAGACAAGTGGTAGAAATAATTTTAACAGATTTAATAATGTTAGCCCAGACACAAAAAAATGGTTACACACGCACTGGAACCAACGATTTGGTCTAGACTATGATTGGAACTGGGAATATTTTCACAGTGGAGAACCAGCAGGACTGCATACTGATTATACTAGTATACCAAACAGTTGGCGTGATGGTACAGAAATAACACACGATTGTTATATTGTACTGGGTATAATTATACCACTAGAATGGAATTGTAAACAACCAGCAACAGTTAATTATGATATGTTATCAACTGAACCACGTAAGCTAATGTATAAACAAGGAGAGATGCGATACTTAGATGATAATAGTATCTATTCGTATAGATCAGATTGGAAGTATGATGAACAAGTGTTACATTATAATCCACGTGGAACTGAATACTTTAAAGAGTATGCTGACTTGGGTTTCCACAGTGCATACGAATGGGAACTTGGAAGTTGTATAGTATTTGATACTAGACGTTGGCACAGTAGTAGTTGGTTCCTTAGTGATGAACGAATGCCAGACGTAAGTACTGAATACAAACGTAGTATAATTGGCTTTGCAAGTATAGATGTAGATAGATGAGTACATGGTGCGTATTACCCTGGGTGCATGTTTGTGTGAGACCAAACGAACAGATTAAACCCTGTTGTAGATTTCAATACAGTGAGGGAGATGCTGAAAATGCTCCTACACTGGATAACTTTGATCTAAGTGCAGAATTTTGGCAACAACTACGTAGTGATATGTTAGCTAATAAACCTAGAGCAGAGTGTACTAAATGCTACGAGCAAGAACGTGTACTTAAAGGACATAAACGCAGTAAAAGTTTACGTCACTGGATGAATAGTTTATTCCCACATATTGATGCTAATACACTAACAGCGGATCCAGACTGTATACGTTATATAGAAATGAGCATAGACAACTTGTGTAATTTCCAGTGCCGTATGTGTGACAGTAAATTTAGTAGTCAATTACAAAAGCGTGATGCACATATGGGATGGCGGGTAAACAAAAAACTAGAGCCTAACTTTACTAAGTTTGATAAACATGATTTAAGTAATTTAGAATACATAAAACTACTGGGTGGCGAACCATTTATGAGTCCAAACTTTGGACCTTTCTTGGACTATTTGTCATCTAAAGGCGCTAAGTTTGATAACATACGTTTACAAATAAGCACAAACGGTAGTAAAAAACCCAAGCCCGAGCTATTAGATAAACTAAAACAATTCAGTAAAATAGAAATAAATGTAAGTTTAGATGCTTGGCATCCCGTAAACGATTACCAGCGTATGGGAGGTGTATATACAGATGTATATGCAAATGCTATGTGGTACAGAAGTCAACTAACAAACAGTCATGTAAACTTTCATACTGTTGTAAGTGTGTACACATCAGACAAACTTGGAACAACACTCAAATTTTTAATGGATCAGGAAAACAACGATGTAAGTGTAGATTGGGTACGTGATCCATTATGGCAAAGTTTAAGTATAGCACCTCCAGAGTTTATTGAATGGGTATTAGAACAAAATCATGACCACGAATTCGCTACAAAACTTATTCAAAATTTTGTAACTGGAGCAAAATATAATTCAGTTGAATGGAAAAAATTGTTAAATAATACTAGACGACTTGATGAATACTATAACTATTCACTAAGTGATGCCAACCCTTTACTACATGAGAAATTATATGAAACATACAGTATTTGAAGATGTGATCCCTTTGGAAGTCTGTCGTGAAATCAAGGATTTCTTTGACAACAATCCTGACTTGCAGATACACAAACCCAATAATCCAAATGTCGTTAAGATAAACCATCCTTGGCGACATCTTGAAGATTTACTACGACCAATAGTAAGCAAGTACTTTAATCCAAACCGAGGTAGTGGCGGTAATATATACAAGCATACTAACTTGTATAGTTTACATGTTGATAGTGATGAGCCTACACAAATGATTAATGTAAACATTCCAATACATCTAGAAGTAACAGATCCACCACAACACTTTATGGTATTTGATCAGTATACAGATAATGGCTTTGGTCAAACTTGGTATGGTAAACGCAAAGATATCGACAACTACAATTTTGATCGTAATAAAAAAGTACCAATGAGTCCATACGAAGACCCAAGAGTATATGATTGTACAGAAGACCCCATTGACGAACAATTTTATCATGATTATTTAGAGTTTAATAACCACACACCAGAACTATTTCACGGACTAACTGGTACAGCATATGATTGGCGACCTGGTAACATGGTAGTTTTTAACAGCAATAACCTGCATTGTACTGGAAAACTAGTAGGACCTTGGAAGATGGGTTTACTTATAAACTTTGAAGGCACAGTTGAGGAATTACTTGTTTGATAGACATTTTATTTTGTATTCTTCCTAAAATAGAACCAACTGCACCTTTGCCTGGAGTTGGTGTATTGAAAAGCATTGCGACTTTGCATGGATATAGTTCTGAAATACTAGATTTAAATATCAGCGTGTGGCACCAGCTTAATGCTAGAGAATCAGGTCTTGCTAAACATTTTTATTACGATAATGACGAGGTTTGGTTTGATGACTTTGTTAATCCAAATCCAAAACATAAAGAATTTGCAGAAGACTATCGGGATATTTTCTATAATATGATCGCTCAAATTTTAGATAAAGATCCACGTATAGTTGGATTTAGTTTGCTCAGTCAGTTTTCACGTGGTACTGCCTTAACATTAAGTAAGATACTACGTAAAAAACGTCCAGATATTAAAATAGTATGGGGTGGGCCAACTTGTGATTTCCCTACTAGAGATTTTATACTCAAAAATAATATAGCTGATAACGTTATAATTGGTGATGGAGAAGAAGTTTTAGTAGATATATTAGCAGGCAACGAGTTAAGTGCAAAACAAAAAGACAAAAATCAGTTAACTAGCATGGATAATCTTCCATTTCCTGATTACAGTGATATTAATTGGGAAGCATATCAAGGCAATAAAGAAGTGTATATAACAGGTTCACGTGGTTGTGTCAAGTCATGTACGTTTTGTAATGTTAGGGATATATGGCCAAAATTTGTTAGTCGTAATGGTCAACAAATTGTTGATGAGATAATTTATTTACATAAGACGTATGGAAGACAAATGTTTAGATTTACTGACAGTCTTATTAACGGTAATATGAAAGTATATCGTGATTTTGTTACAACACTTTGTGAGTCGGAAATACTTAACAACATTCAATGGTCAAGTCAGTGGATTGTTAGAAACAAAAAAACTACACTAGAAGCTGATTTCCAAATGGCTAAATTATCGAATTGTAACGACTTGGAAATCGGAATAGAACATTTTAGCCAAGAGCCTCGCTGGCATATGGGTAAAAAGTTTACTGATGAGGATATGTGGCATACGTTTGATTTAATAAAACACTATGGCATACCAAGTAGCATTCTGATGATTATTGGTTATCCAACTGAAACAGAAGAAGACCATCAAACTCAACTAAAAACATTAAGAAAACTGTTTAAAGAAGGATATACAATTAACCAACGAACAGGAAATCAAATAATGCACTTCAGCGCAACACCAATGATTTTAGATGGTCAAATATATCAAATGGTAAAAGATGAGTTAACTGATTATCATGATTCAATAAATTGGACACTGGGTGACAATACAACCAAAGTACGTCAGCGCAGGTATCAAGAATGGACAGATCTTTTAAGCGAGCTGTCAGGACACGACAAAGAATGGATGAGTGAGAAAAATTTGAGGCAGTTCGATGCTTAAATGTAAGTATGCTTGGAGTCACTTAGACTTTCTTCAAGGAGAATATGCTCCTTGTTTTAGGTATAAAATTAAACGTCAGCCTATTGCTAGCATGAGCGATACAATGCCAAGCGAAGCAGTTAATCATCCAAACATGTTAGCAGTACGTAATAGTTTAATGCGAGGTGAGTTTCCAGTTGGTTGTGAAGACTGTCAATATAAAGAAGAAAACGGAGTAAAAAGTTATAGACAAAAAAGTCTCGATAATAAACACTGGGATGACAGTGGCATTAATTATAATAAAAGTAGTGTTGACAGTATATTAGATTTAGAACTTAAATTTAGTCGTACTTGTAATTATTTTTGTAGACATTGTATGGCAGATAGTAACAGTCAATTTGAACATCTTGGCAAGAAAAATACTGAGATACATGAAATGCTATTACGAGCTGGCTTTGATCATATTGGTCCTGCTGACTCGCCAATACAAATAATAACTCCTGAACATTTGGAAGACGTTATACAAAATATAATTCCAGGGGTTAAACGTATTACATTTAGTGGTGGCGAGCCATTATATCATATAGGACATTATCGTTTTTTAGAGAGACTTATCAGTGAGCCAGACATTGATACTAGTAAACTTACTATTGCATACAATACAAACATGAGTATGATAGAGTTTAAGAGTTATAAACTAAGTGATTTGTGGAGTCACTTTGGCGGAGTAGACTTAACAGTTAGTATGGATGGTACATATGATCTGTTTAATTATTTTAGACAAGGTGGAGATTATAATCAAGTTGTTGATAACTTGTTTAAAATACTCAGTGCAAGTAACAACATACTTGGTGTATATTTGGTGTGTACCAGTACCGCTTATCATGCGTTCTATGCTAGTGAAACATTCCGTGACTTAAATGCTCTAGTAGACCAAATACAGGCCATGGGCATTCCAGCTCACACTGATGCCACGTTTGTACACTATCCTGCAGGTTTAGATATAGCAAATCTACCATACAATGTCAAGAGCTTTTTAACTGAATTACATGGTAATGATAATCCTATAATAAAGTATATGCAAACACCATCAACTGCGGATGCTGAACTGTTTAAAAAAATTGTACGTTGGCAAGATCAGTTACACTTTAAAACCTGTGAGGTTGAACTGCCAAGAATTACAGAATATGTATACAACAATAATCTGGTCACTTAACTGTATAAATAGTATAAATACATATATCTTAAAGGAGGACGAATTAATGGATTTAACAGCCGTCGATATTAAAAAAGCAGTTATACGCAGTCAGCACTGTCAGAGAAATTTTGATCTAGAACAAAATATTCCTGAAGCAGACATTGAAACACTAGTACATGCTGCAACAAACTGTCCAAGTAAACAGAACATGGCTTTTTATAAGTTGCATGTTGTTACTGACAGATCACTTATTGAGCAAGTACATGCTCTAGCAACAGGCACACATACTTATGACAAAGACAACAACATGATTGACAGTACAAACAGTCAAGTATTAGCAAATGTCTTATTTGTATTTGAACCAAACGAAATTGAAGACTTATCTGATAAAAGTCGTGCACGTTGGGAGCAAAAAGATGCTGCTGACCGTGAAGTATTTAAAAGAGATGTAGCTACAGCAATTGGTATTGCAGGTGGGTATATCAACTTAACAGCAAGTATTCTTGGATATAGTACTGGTTGTTGCCAGTGTGGTAAAATGGATGCGATTCGTGACGTACTAGGACTTAAAAACCGCCCAGCAATGTTGCAGGGTGTAGGTATTAAAGACACAACACGTAATAGACGCTTACATCACGAAACTGGACTTATGTTCCCAACAAATAAAAAAGAAGACATTTCAGTTAGTCGTCATTAATAATTACCCCCCCCCAGAAGATCAAAGACAGTCGCTTCGGCGACTGTTTTTATGAAGTATAAGTAATATTATGAAAACAGCATGCAGCAAAAGCTGGACTGATGTAAACATAGATTTTGCAAATAGATTAATAAGAAACTGTTGTAGATCTGTCGAATATAAAATGCCCGACAGTTATGATATAGATTTCTTTAATAACAGTCCTCAAATACAGCAAAGAAGATCTAGTACACTATCTGGTGAACAACATCCTGATTGTGCTCATTGTTGGGAAAGTGAAAACGCTGGAATACCCAGTTACCGCTCACAGCAAAATAAATGGCAAGACTTTAGTGGTGTAACTCGAGATCCACAAACTACATACATTGATGTGACACTTGATACTACATGTGATCAAAGTTGTTTATATTGTGCTGCTGATGCTAGTAGTCAAATAGCTCAAGAAGAAGGTGTACCTATACGTGATAACGGTACCGAACATGACTTTGAAACATTTAAACGTTGGGTATCAACACTTAGTGGAGACGTAGTGTTTAATTTTTTAGGTGGTGAACCAACTGCCAGTAAACGTTTTGCCCCAATGGTAGAATATATAAATCAACAAAATGTTAATGCAGAATTTGAAATTTGTACAAATTGTAATACAACTGAACCCATGATGAAACGATTATTAAAAACTATACGTGGTAGTGGTAAGCCATGGAATGTTGCTATTAGTAATGAAACTTATGCTGAACACGCAGAACTATTACGTTATGGATTAGATTGGGAAAGGTTTAAAAAAAACTTTATAACTTATATAACTACACCAGAAATTTTAAGCATTACATTGGCACCCACTACCAACGCATTTAGTATACGTTATTTTCCACAATATATCGAGTGGGTGTATGAAACTTTCTTGACACATGCACCAGATAAATCATTTAGTTGGCATGGTAGTTATATTACTAGACCGCAGGCAATGGATATTAAGTATTTGCCTGCAAAGGATCGCATGCACATACAACGTGCAATTAGCGTAAACAACAAATACAAAAATCATCATTTGCTAACAAATGCTCGTAACTTAGATAAATTTGGTGAATATCTACAAGCAATGTCTGACAGAATAGGGTCTGCAACTCCTGAAGGTTATAGTGATCGTAATCAACAAATTGGGCTGAAGCACTTCCTCAATGAAAAACAACAAGTCAAACAAAAGGATCTATCGTCACTATTATGACTAATTTTTGTGTACATAGTTTAGCTGGTGTAAGTGTAGTAGATAGTCGTGGAGCACTGCGTCCATGCTGCAAATACGATAATAGAGATAGTATTCCTACCATATTTGATGTCGACACACTGGACGGGTTGCATCGTATTAAACCATATGCTGATATAAAAAATAATCTCAATAAAGGCAATTGGCCACGTGGCTGCCATCGATGCCAACTGTCTGAACAGAGTAATATACAATCACGTAGACAATGGACAAATAAGTTTTATGGCGATCATGGTTTGATTTTGAAACCAGGCAAGATTCAAGACTTAGAGATTGCACTAGATTATACATGTAACATGCGTTGTCAAATATGCAATCCCGGAGCGAGTAGTAAGTGGAGTACTGATAAAAGTTTACTCAATGAACTAGATACATTGGGTGTAAAACTGGATGGTCATACTGATTATCGTAACTACCAGGATCGTATGCAGTATGTGTTATCAAATACTGATTTAAGTGCAGCACGACATGTTAAAATAGAAGGCGGCGAGCCGTTTTACGCCAAACATTTAAGTTGGTTTGTAAACAAATTACGACATGAAGTTTTACAACCACACCTGTTATTTTTAAATATCACAACAAACGGCAGTGTATATCCAGAAAAAAAAGTTATACGGCAATTGCAATACTTTCGAAACAGTTGTATATCATTTAGTTTAGATGGTACGGAAAAACTAGCAGAAGCTACTCGTTGGGGAGCTAAATGGGAAACTATTGATGAAAATATCAAGAAGTTTACGCAAACTGGTATTAACTTGCAAGCTAGTTGTACTGTTAGTATACTTAATTGGAACCAACTTGCTCCATTGATAAGATACTTAAAACATCGAAACATAACATTAAATTTTAGTGAGCTGACAGATCCAAAACATTTAAGTATATACCAGTTACCACTCAGTGTTAGAAAACAATTTGTAACTGGTAACACATCGTTAGACAATATACTAACCGCAGATATTACGATTGATAATCAGTTATCAAAAACTCGTGATTATATTAATATTATTGATCGCTACCAAAAAACAGATTTTAGTAGTGTGAATAAACAAGCATGGGAGATAATAAATGCTAATATCAGGTAATCCTGAACAGGGAATAGCACAAGCACTGTTTAAGTTATATCCAGATGCTACCTATATGAGTAGAAGTAGTGGACATGACTTGGTTGAACGGCGTGGAAGAGAGAGTTTTGCTCAAGAAGCACTTAATCATGACGTTATTATAGTTAACAGTGCACTGTGGCAGTTTCAACAAACTGTACTACTAGATGCAGTGTACAAGAGCCTAAAGGATGCCAAGAAACTAGCACATATTGTTGTAATTGGTAGTACGACTGATAGAGTTAAGAACGGCAAGGCATGGTTATACAATGCAGAAAAGAAAGCGTTGCGTGATTACAGTAATACACTAGCAATAGGCGGTGTTTGGAGTCGTATGCCTAAAGTAAGCTACATTAGTTTTGGTACACTTAGCAATAATGAACACAAACATCCTGACAGGCGTTGTATGGATATAGATCAGGCTGCTGGATATATTAAATGGATTATTGATGCTCCACGTGAAATAAATATAAATGAAATAAGTATTGATCCTATGCAAGACGATAACTGGTATGCCCTTTAGTAGAAATATTAACTATTTACATTTTGGTCTTACAAGTAAGTGTACACTCAAATGTCCAGAGTGTGTACGAACAATGAGTAATCCTACGCTTAATACAGTATGGCGTGATATTAAAGAGCAACGACAAATTGATTGGAAGCAATACCGATCAATTATTAAAGATTTATCATACAACTCAATACTATTTTGTGGTAATTGGGGCGATCCAATATACTATACTGGTCTAATAGAGTTTATCGTTTATATTAAAACTGTTACTGATGTTCCTATAGTTATTCACACAAACGGTAGTTATAAAGATGCTAATTTTTGGCGTCAGTTAGGAACAGTATTACAACAAGATGATAATGTTGTGTTTAGCATTGACGGATTAATAGATGATGACCAATATCGTATTAATAGTGATGCCACTAGTAGAAGGTTAGGTATTAGTACACTTGCTAATATATTACCCGAAGAAACTCGACCAAGAGTAAGTCAAAAATGTATATTATTTCGTTATAATGAAAATAGAATCTGGCAAATAGTAACTGAATCTCGCAAACTTGGTTTTGACTGTATAATTTTTGATACGCCTATCACAGATAATAATCCAGATCTGACACCACATTATTTTGGAGACAGATTCGAGGTACATTTTGATGAGTAGTATTGATCCAAAATGTCAATCAACTGATATAAATTACCATGTTGAAATAAACGGATTGTTCTTACCATGTTGTTGGATAGCTACACATCGTGAAAGTATTAAAGATCTACGTGAAAGATTAGGTGATGATTATGACCTTTTGTTTTTGACAAATAACGATCCTTATAGTATAATAGACTTGTGGGAAAAACATATCGAAAGTAGTTGGGAAACAGATACTCCTGTGCCCATGTGCAAAATTAAGTGTACTAAAAAAAGGAACGGCAATGGAGTTTAAAAGAGCAGTAATAGAAGTATTTGGTGGATGCAATTACACTTGTAAAATGTGTCCCCAAACTAGTCCAGGTAGAGAGACTAGTTTTTTAAGACGTATGCCGTTTGACTTATTTGAAAATATATTAGATCAATTAACTGGCTCACCTGTCGTCAACTTGGAAGGCAGCGGTGAACCAACGTTAGAGCCTGAGCTTCCACGTTATATAGAAGCAGTTACACGACGAGGATTTCGTCCTTATATATACAGTAATGGTAGTGGCATGCATGGCGATTATATGCGTGATTGTGTTGATGCAGGACTTAAACTGTATCGTTTTAGTGTAATAGGATACAACAGAGAACGTTATCAAGAATGGATGAATATAGATAATTGGGATCTAATACATCAAAGCACATGTGAAATGCGTGATTATATCAAAAAGAGTGGTAGCGATTGTAGTCTACATAGTTATCATCTAATACTTGATCCCAACCAAACAGAATATGAAGTAGAACAGTATCAACAAAATTTTATTTTTCCAACTGGTACAACTGCATATATTTGGAAAATGCACAACTGGAGTGGAAACTATACTCCTGATTACACAAGAGATGATCGTAAAAAACGAAGTTGTGGCCGCCCGTTTGCAGATGAAATAACATTTAGAGCAGGAGGAACTGGCGGTATGCGAGGAGCCGTCACACCTTGTTGTCAAACGCTAGGTCCTCCAAATGAAAGTTTAAGTGTATTAGGCCATGCAAGTCATCAGAGTATAGAAGATATTTACTATGGAGATGCGTACAACCATCTTCGTAAAGCACACGAAATGGGAGATTGGGATGCTGTTCCTTATTGTAAAGACTGTGATTTTTTATATGAAGATCCTGAAGTATTAGTATGGAGTAATGACACAAATGCTACACAGGGTCGTATGCTGGGCGTAAATAATATTGCAATATCACAATGAATATCACTTTTCACGACACACCAAGCCCATATGCAACAGTTACTGACGTATTTGATACTCAAGATTTGCAAACTTTTCAGCAAATTGCGGACCAAGCGCCAATGGGAGATAGCTGGATAGAAAATAATAACATGGACCAATATGCATGGAAATTGTATCATAAAATATATCCCACGCTTAATCGAAAAACTCAAGATAGAAACAACTGTCTTGAATGCAGTACTGATGCTAGCTTCTTTAAAATACAAATAAAAAAACTAGAACCAGGGTTTAAACGTAATCGCATACACACCGACAGTGATTGGAAACAATTTGTTACAGTTGTTTATTTAGATGGACAAGGACTGGGAACAAAGTTATATGCTAGTAATGAAGGTGACCCTGAGCGTGTTATCCCATATATACACAACACAGGATATTCAATGATACCAAATGCAACTAGTTGGCACGATTTTGATCACAGTGCTGACTTTACTGAAATAAGAACTACTCTTATGTTTATACTAGCAAATCGGGGGTTTTATAAATGAGTACAGTTATTCTAATTCCAGTTAGATTAAAAAGTACAAGATTTCCAAACAAGGGCCTAGCTGATCTAAACGGCAAGCCCATGATACGACGAGTTTTTGACCGATGCGAAGCCATGGGTTATGATACAGTTGTATTAACAGATACTGATCAATTAAATTCAGTAATACCATCAAGCAACATTGTTCTGACTTCACCAGACTGTACCGACGGTACTGACCGCTGTATTAGTGTAATAGGAAGAGAACTCAATTACGACAAATATATTAACGTGCAAGGTGATAATCCTGACGCAACTATAGAGCCTGTACAAGCTATCGAACGTGCACTTGATACACATTATGTATATCAAGCATATAAGTCAATGACGCCAGAAGGCCGCAGTGATCCAACAGTGTGTAAAATGGTTATGACCAATGATCGTGTACATTGGTTTTGCAGAAGTGAATTATCATATGGAGAATTTGCACTAGGCTTTCATGGATACACCCAAGAAGCAGCAGAACGTTGGAGAACATTTACTCGCTATCCGGCTGAAATCACAGAAACTATAGAAGCATTACGTTGGATACAAAATGGTGATGAACTACGTGGTGTTAAATGTGAATTTGATGGTATAGAAATAAATGTGCCAAGTGACTTAGAATTATGGAGATCCGTTAATAAATGAAAATTTGGAGTTACGGAGACAGTCACCCAGCAGGACACGAACTAGGAACTGAGTATGCACACGACTTAGGTGCAAGTTGGTTTGCAAGCGAAGGATGGTATAGTGATGATCTTAATACAACTGTACGACATGTATGTAGAAATCGTTTGGGTACAGAAAAATATAATAAAATAATAAAACAAAAATGGTACAAGCACATTCGCAATCAGTGTACACCCAGCTTGAGTTATGCAGGTGT